ACCACCATCCACCTTCCTCTGGACCGCCGTAGTTGAGCGTCGTTTCGTGGATGGTGATGACCGTTGGATCTTCGTGTTCGAAGTACTTGTGAGTTTTGTAGGCTCCGATTGCGTATCGGGCTTTGTAAGTGTTGGGATAGAACTTCTTGAGTTCTGAGATGTAAGACATGATACAAACTCCGTGATGATGATTGAAATGATTGAGATCAGGATGACGATGATGTCACCGTCATCCCAAGCTTGTTTCAGTGTGTAGTTAGTAGTGGTAGTCATGGATTAAATACCTCTCGTTGTAATGGTCGCATGCGTTGCGCTCTGCTGAGCTGATCTCTTCGATACCATCCCAGTCAGATTCGTTGCTTTCACGCATGGCTTCTTCTTGTTGGTGTGCAATGTCAGCCATTGCATCGAGGTAATCAGCATTGCGTTGTTCATCAATGAAGTTAGGGTCTCTCATGAGTTGAGTTGAGTGAAAGAATTGGTTGAACCTGGGACTTATATCCATTGTTGAGAAGAGTTCTCAATAAGGAATGCCCAGGTATACGTAGTACAAAAGTACTAGTGGCGGTGATCAAACTGTGATGTGCGCCCAGGCAGTGCCGTTGGCAATTTGGGCGATACGACAGTGGCTGACACCATACATACGACCAAGTTCGTGATAAGCCTTGGTCTTGCTGTTGAACTTAGTCATCAGCTCTGGATCAGCCAAGATCTGCTTCAGTTCTCTCACCTGAGATTCTGTGAGTTTCTGCTTGAAACGACGGCCCATCTCAAGGGCACGCGAAGGAGAAACTTGGGTCTTCTTAACAGCCATAACCTGTGGTGCCGGCTGTTGCTGCAGGGGGATGTGGGGGGTTGTATCAAAGACTTTCGTCTTGAGTTGAAACCCAAGGGTCACTGATGATCCGTCTTTAACGACGGAGATGGTGACCTTGCCATCCCGTGTAATGACGCTGACGTGATCAGGGTTGTTGACGTCGAGCTGACTGAGCGCTTCCATGAGTGTTGCTGTGTTGAGTGCAGTGGATGCAGATGGAGAATAGCTGGTACCAGCAAGGATGCAAGTACCAGCCGTAGTGGTTCAGGCAGTGATGACACTAGTGGTAGTGCGTGGTTACTTCATGTACAAATACGATCCAGCCCAGTCGGCTTTCAGAAGGCAGGTCTCATACGACACATCGTCAAGCAGGTTGTACCGCACATGTTTGGCTGGTGCCTTCCATGTGGCGGGCTTGTAAACAGCACCTGACTGGCGATGGATAAATGCATGGACACTGCCTTCGTAATTGCCGAGACTGTTACGTGTAACATTCCGCTGGATGATCTTGTAGTACTTGGTGCCACGAACAATGTTGAATTCGATGCCACCATCTCCGTACTGCTTGTTGTAGTGTTCCAAAAGCTTATCGATCAAACGATTGATGCGGGCTTCTAGAACTTCAGTGTGTTCAGCGAGTGAGTACATGATTTGAGTTGGATGGAAGTTGAATAAGGTCTACGCCAACCATTGCAGAGCCAGTGATGCCTGCAATGATGATGACGAATAGACCTTGAAGGATTCGACTACCGAGAGTCTCATTAGACGCATGGTAAGAATCAAGGGTGATGAACTTGTTCTTGCCCATGGAATAGATACGTTTCATCTGAGTTGAATTGATGAAGTGAACGTAGTCCTGTGGTGAGGACTACAGAAAAGGGCCGAGGCCCCTTCGTGTAGTCGTCTGATGTCAGAACGGAATTTCTTCCAAGGTTGGTTCAGTCTTTGGTGCAGTAACCTCAGGCCGTACCTTGGGACGAGGAGCAGATCCTATGACGGCACGTACTTTCGTCAGTGCCATCTCCGGATACTTCAGTGCGACGAGATCGCCGTCCTTGAAGTAATGCGTACGGATGCTGTTGAGTCTGACATCAAATTGGGTGAGGATGAGCTGCTGACCAACCACGAGTGTGCCGTTGTTGTAGGCAGTCATCAAACCATTGGCATTATTGAACTTAATGCGGCAAGTACCTTCGTACATGTCGTTAACAACCATGGAGATCGCAAGGAACTCGCGACCTTCATGTGTAGCCAGCTCCATGTAACTGATGTTGCCAACAATGGTGTTAGAGAACATGATTGAACTGAGTTGAGTGAACTAGCAGACGATGAGGTCTGCAGAAACCCATCCTTGTGGATGGGAAAGTGCAAACGTCACTTGATCTTTAACTCTGCATTGTGGATGCAGTAGTACGTATCACCAAGGAAACCTTGGGTGTAAATGAGATTGTGATTGGGGCGTGAATTGCATGTTGCCTTGTAGTGCTGGTTGATGGCCTTCTGGCCAAACACAGATAGCATCATGCCTACGCCAGTGCCAAGCACAAGAGCGAGCGTTGCATCAAACATGTAGTTCTTAGTCATGACTGTTCAGTTAGGTGAGATGAAGTTGGACAGAGCAGTGCGGTAACCATTGACCTCATGGATCAATGCCTCCCTTCGTACTTTGAGCTGAGCCTTAACACGCTCAGGGGTCTGGTCTTGGGCAACCTTGACTGCTGCGACAGCAAGGAGTTGCGATAGTTTTGCACGTAACATGAGTTGAGTTAGGCCACCCTCGGTGGGTGGCAATGATTGTCCAGGGGTTTGCACCCTGGAACCCGCTTAGACGGATCAATCCTGGTCGGCGTCTGCCAACTCGATCTTCATAAGCTGTCGCATTGACAGCTCAGCAAGATCAAACTTCTCAACAGACCATTCGTAGAAGAAGTGCTCACGATAATCGCAGTTACGATCACCGCATTCACAAGGCTTGGTAATCCAATCCGTCTCTTCTTCCTTGGCCTGCTTTGAAGATAGTTCCACAGCCTTAGCTTCAGCTTTACGCTTAGAAGCGTAATACGCAACGACACAAGGCTCGTTATAGTAAGCCCTACGGTTGAACTCGGTGAGCGTGTAGACGTGCATGGATCTCTCCATGTGTGCGGTGCCCATCTCCGCTGGGGGCAATACTGAGTGGGGGATTCGATCCCCCGGCATCACGCCTGGTACTCAGAACGGAATCTCGTCCAGCACTTTGGGCCAAGGCCCATAGCTGTGGATCTCGTTATCTTCCAGAGTCACGAGGTAAGCTTCCATGGCTTCTTTGCTACGGAAAAACTTACGCTCGTACTCGGGCTCAAAGTCGTCGCAATAAACATCAACGGTGGTGACAAAATAATGCATGGTGTTAAATGCAATGGACTGCATGCGTGTTACGGATGCGCAACCCCCGATTAATCCTCATCTAATCCCGATCTATTAGGTCGGAATTAAATAACAAACTCCTGGAACCTCCACGCTCACTGTCCTATTTGGACCGCCGGAGAGCGGGAGGCGAAACCCCAGTTCGGGCGCGGAGTTTGGAGGATTTAACCTCGTTCGATACGAATTCGTATCAAAAATCCCGACGATATTAATGAGAATCATTCTCAATAACGCGTCGGGTTCTTTTTTTCTACGCGCATCTACTCTCGGTTGGGGGTTGGGAGAAGCGTCAGGTAATTTTGTACCCTTTTCAGCGGTGTATAGGCCCCCTTTTGGTATAAACGTGTACCATTTATTGCAATTTTGTATGTAATTTCCCTAATTAGCCCAAAAATTGACACAAAAAAGCCGGGGTTGGCCCCGGCAATTAACCCAAATATTACAGTGTTGTTTTAGACGGCGCCTTTTTGTATGTGCTGTGTCGCCAAACTGACGGCCTGTTGGTATTTTTGCGTGTCTGGCACAGCTCTTGCTAGCTCCTGGCCCGCAGCTGCCCTCATTTTTTGGACTTCGAACGGGTGCATTCCACCTTCACGCAGTTCATTGGCGCGTTGGTCAATTGTTTGACGAATATTTTCGCGCCTTTCCTGCTGTTCTTCGTTCATTTGTAGAGTAACTTACCGGTTTTACGGTTTATATTCCTAAGTTTACAGGATACTTACGTTTTTTAATTACCCAAAGTTAGAATGTAACCAATAAAAGTTAAAAAGATACGTCTTAAAGGTTATGGCGCTTTCTCCAGCTGATTTTTACGCCTATAGCCGCGCCACTGGGGCTCCAATCCCCGAAGATCCCGAAGAACGGGCACAAATGGCGCCAGATGTCCTGGAGTTCCGCCGTAATCAACTCAAAGCCCCAGAAGGTGAGCTTGTTGTGGCTGGTCTTCGGGGATTTGGTCCGTATAAAAATGTTAATCCGGCCGAATTAGAGCAACGTCGTCAAGAACTCCTTAATCAAGACAAACGTGAAGAGTCAAATCCCCTCGGTGCGTTGGGTGCTGCCGCAGCTGCTGTAGGTGCATTGGCAGGTTTAGGGTTTGGTGCCAGGGCATTAATGCGTCGTGGGCAACAGATCCCCAAAGGTCCGGCTAAATCCGCAACCGCTGGTGTACGCCAAGTCAATCTTGCGGACATGGAGCAGGCAGTACGTCGTGTTGCTGCTGAACCTGCACCTTCTACACCTCCGCCCGCCCCATCAAAAGTTGTAGCCCGTAGCGTAATGCCTACGGAGGAAGAGGCATTTGCTAAATATGCGCGTGAATTAGGTGAAGCTATTCCAGAACCTACGGCAGAAGAGCTGAATTTCCCTCCTGCTCAATACCGTACGTACGGTGTTGGATATCGTGAACGCGCAGCTGAACCTGGATATCGCTCTAATGCACTTGCCGCATTTGAAAAGCGTTACCCACCTTCCCCAGAAGTACAGGCCGCACGTCGTGCTGCGGCACAAGAAGATTTATTAAGTGCTGCAGCAAGGCTTCAAACAAATACTGAAACCCTAACCGACATCCAAAAGGTCCAAGCTGTTTCCAATGCAGATCAATTCATTAACGCGGTTGAATCTGGTGAGGATCAAACGACAGGACGTTTAATTCAAAAGTTAAACATCGCAGATCCCTGGGGCCAATCCACCATTCCTCCATCTGCTGTAAATGACCAACAACCCACCCTTTTACTTCCGGCAGCAGCGGTTAGCCCGAGGGAAAAGGCACAAGAGTTTCTTCAGTCTCGTTTTGAAGAATTAGGTGCCACTATCCCAGGTCGTTATCGGCGCGAACGTGCCATGGGTCAGGATCCTGCTATTGCAGAAGCCATGGAGCTTTATGCATCCACTGGTGATCCAGCCGTCTTGTCTCGTTTGTCTGCAGCACCGTCTTCTCCGCTGTCTGTAGTGCCGCGTGTTCAAACAGAACTCCGAGAGAAAGAAGAGATCCCAACCGGTATGTTCTTCAAGCCCACAGGGCAGGGTGAGTTTATTGACGACTTGTTTGAAAAAGATATTGCGTTAACAAACAAAATCTCCAGCCTTGGAGCTGAAAAGCAAAACATCTTGAATCGCCTGGAAGAGATCGATCAGCTCGAACCGCAGTTGCGTTTTGCTGCTGCAGATGAACCAGGCCAAGGCGGGTATTACACCCGGATGCTTAACAAGATGATGTTTGAGCGTCAGAGTCTTAATCCTGATGTCATCAATGCTGATCTCGGTGACGCAATTGCCCAACGCGACTTTGTCCGTTCACAGATGGAATCCCTGGAATCCCTGGGATCTAAATACAAAATGATCTCACGCCAAGAAGGCGTGCGTCCCTTTTTTGAAGTGGATCCAGTCACTAACGAACCAATTGCTGAAACCCTTGAGCTTCGTAGTGGGCGCCCCACCATTGATACTGAACGCAAAGGTGGGGGAGGAAGGAATATTGCTGAGTTTACCGCTGGAGCAGGTAATGTAACAGCAGAAGCAGTTCGGGAAATATTACAAGGCGGACAAAAAACTAGAGTTCGTGACTTTGATATTGAGACAGGAGGTCTTCCTGAAGTCTTTGAGTCAGATCGTTCTCAAACAGGACGTTCCATTGGAATTTACGGAATTGAGCCAAGAAATGAACCTATTGCTGATCCAACCCTTCGTCCAACTGTTCTTCAACGAGAAGAAACAAAGATGGCAATTCGCCGTAAACCACAAGAGGGTGAAGCGCTCAAAACTTACATAGAAGAGGTTCGTCGCGCCAAAGCTGCAACACCTGAAACAAAGCGCCGCTCCTTGGAAGTAAGTGAGGCATTACGTCGGGCTACAATTGAAGGACGTGATCCGCAAGCAATCCTCAAACAGTTTGGTATTGGTATTTGATCATGGCAAAAAACAAGAAAGATAAAAAGTGGATCCAAGGGATGGAGATGAAGGAGGGCGCCTTCACCGCTAAAGCTAAATCCCGCGGCATCAGTTCAGCCCAACTTCAAGAGAACGTACTGTCTAATCCAGATAAGTACGACGAAAAAACGGTAAAGCAAGCAAACCTTCGTAAAACACTGGTAGGCTTACATAAGAAAAAGAAAGCTAAATGAAACTAGATAAACCCAAAACCTCTCCAGGGCAATACATTGGTTTTGGTGGCAACAAAGATAAAAAATTATCATTTAAAGATCAATACGATCTACCGGCTCAGTCTCAGGAAACACCCTGGGTCACATCACGGTTTGGTCCGCAGGATCTTGTAAAAGCAATTGCCAATAAACGTTTGAATTTCAACGACCTTAACTTTCTTCCCGAAGGGCAGCAAGTCCAAGGTTATGAGATGTTCCCTGGACGTGGACGTTTCAACATGAAGGATGATTATGATTTTTCAATCGGTCGTCCAGCAACTCCTAATTTTCCAGAACAGCAGCCTGACTTTGATCCAGCCTGGAACGACTTCTATCTTTCTAGTCCGGTCATTCCACCTGAAGAGAAAACCAAAAATCCTTTCCCGCGTCAAGATAACATTGATCCCAATGGTTATCTAATGGCCATGATGCAAGGTGAAGGCAGTACAGCTATTGCTCCTTTCCCAGATCTTATTAACGAGAATCCACAGTCTTCTCCTTCGATCTAAGTTAAACAAATTAAAATAAAAAGATATAGGTAAACAATATGAACCCGTTTACGCGCCTGCTTCAGTACGCATCCAAGAATAAAGACCTGGTTGGTAATGTGGCCGCTGGCAGTGCGTTGTCTGCTGGATTCGGCATGATGGCCGGTGGTCCAGCAGCTGGTCTTGCCTATGGCCTTGGAGACTTTGCCACTGCTCTTCCGTTAACTGCAGCAGCACGCAAGCTTCGGCCAGCCAAAAGTCGTCGTGTTGAAGTTGCTCCAGGTAAGTTCGAAGAAGAGCTTGTCCCCTCCCGCTTGGAGACTGCAGCAAACCTTGGCGGCTCTTTGGTTTCCCCCTTTGCAACAGAAGCTTTAGTTGGAGGTCTGCTGCCCCAACCGCAAGTGATGCCAACGCAAGTCTCACAAGAGCAGCAAATCATGCAGCAGATGATGCAACGTCAAGCAATCAATAACTTAGAAGTCCCACAAGCTGTTGCCCCTGGCACCCAGTTCCAATCTCAAGGTATTGAACAAACGTTCCTCGACAACTATCGCCAGCAAGTCACCAAAATGCTTCCCAACCTCCCTCCTGGTTACGTGGAAGAGATGATTGCAATGGGCGGAGCAGGCTGATGAATCCCCTTAATTTTTTAAAAGAATATAAACGCGGTTTTAAAAAAGCTGACGTTGCCCAGATCCGCATGGTTCGTGAGGGACTTGGCTATGGCGAAAGTGTTTTAGACCCACGGTTTAAACAAGCAATTAAGGCAAAAGGAATCTCAGCGCGTGAGACACCAGCACAATTCCTGGGCGCTTATACCTCTCGCATGTTAATTGATGTGAGTAATGATGGCACACGAACCTACTGGTGGCGCTGGAATCATCCTCTTGCTATTGCGCAGCGTGTAGCTGAGGTTGGTGTTCAAGAAATTGATACGCCTACGGGACGTGCTGCAGCAGGTTTGGCTATTGCAGTACCCGCTGTTGCTGCCGCTGGCACTTACGACATTACTAATGTGGGCCAAGCATTCAGGCCAGAAGGATATGCCCAAAGTTATTCTGAGCCTGGTACCGACGACCGTAGAGAAACGCAGCAACCAGTACAAGAAATTATTGAACGCTTTTTCTTGGGACGAACTGGTGATCCCTTGAAGTATGCAACTGCTAAAGAAGAAATTCCTGATTTAACACCAGAGCGTTACGGTAATTATCTCAATTTCCTTTACAACGAAAAAGGTTTGTTGGGCCTTGGAGTTGTCAAAGGGACCATGGAAAACCTTCAAGGGTATCCGGAAGCTCGTATGTTGGGCTTCCCCGTCAACCTTCCCATGGCAGGTGGCTTTGTTGCTGGTACGGCAGGAGCCAAACTTGCGGCATCTGGGGGAGGTACTCCTAAGCAACGTGCAATCCGTGGTGCAATTGGTGGCGCGGTTGGTTCTCTCTTGGGCGTGGCAACAGGCAATGCTGCCAATGAAATGATTGCATCCGGTAACCGACCTCAGTTACCAACAACTGCAGAATATGGTGTGACTACTGGTAAAATTTAAAATATAAGAAATAATCAAATAGATGGCTCGCATTTTTACGGATCCGGCCACTGGCAAAACTTACATGGGAGATCCAGTCTCCGGTGAAGTAATGGAAGTCGGCGCAACTGCACAGCCGCAAGGTCGTCGTGCAAAAGCTCAACAACAACTGCAAGATCTTGTGGGACGGCTGCAAACCGGCGCTGGCACTGCTGTTGAAGGCATCCAGCAACGTGCAGCAGGTGCAGGTGAATATATTCGCAATAAACCGATGCGTGCCGGTCTTCGCGGTGGCTTAGCCGGTGGCGCGTTAATGGCGATTCCCTCCTTAATGGAAGGCCGTCCCGCTGAAGCATTTGGTGGTCTTGCCGGCTCTGCCGCTGGTGGCGCCGCTGGCGCAGCTCTTGGTTCTGCACTCCTTCCCGGCGTTGGTACCGTTATTGGCGGTCTTGCTGGTTCCGCTCTGGGCGGCATGCTTGGTGGCAACTTAGCCGAGACTGCAGTCTCTGCGTACACCGGTAAGCCCCCAACGGGTAAAACAGGTACCGAGATTCCGCAACCCCCACGTTACGTTGATACTCCCCTGGGACGCATCAACCTGAATGAAGCGGCATCGATGGAAGATGCCATGAACCGTAATCAAAAGCGTCAGCTTGATTATTACGGCACCATGATGGGAATGACCACGTCCAACCTGAAGGACCTGACTCAGTTCCAAAACGATCAAGAAATCAATATGCAAAAAGCAATGCTTCCAATTACCACGAAACTTGCTAACGATCAGTTGACCCGTGCACAAGCACTGATCAATACTCAGAACAACGCTTATATCCAACAGATGATGGTTGGCGCACAAGCTAATCTTGCTCTTGGTGCACAACGTGAGCGTGGCGCCACGATGCGTCAAGCCCTGGCCACTAACCCCTATGTGGTTGCCCTTGGCGCCCCCAACATTTCTATTAGCTGAGGTATAAACCCATGGCAGATGCTTCTTTATTTGGAGATTACTATTCTTCTTTTTCTGGCATGGGCAGTCCTGCGACGCCTAAAGCTAGAGCTTATGATCCATGGGAGCAGGATATCTTAAGCAAAATGAGCCCAGATATTGCTGGCGCCATCATGCTTAACAAAAAACGTGAAGATGTCTATAACGATCCCACACGTTTTGGTGAACTCCTTAATGTAATGAAAGAGTTCCGAGCAGAAGAAGCTGCTAACGCGGCAAAGATTCAAGCTGAACGTGATAAACGAGCATTCCAATACAATTTAATTGCAAGCATCCCACAGACAATCAACCAGGTCAGCAGTAACCTGGCGCAAATGACGTATAACGCACCACGACTGCAGATCCTTGCTGGCATCCCTGATCAGATCCGTGCTGCCTATGGTTCGATGCCGGCAATTAACGTTGCCCGTACCCGAGGTTTTAGTTAGTACTGACATATAATTAAACCATGGCAGGATCTTTTTCTTTTGGTACATCTTTAAGTAGTATTCCAAATACTAGCTTTTTGAATGTATCTTCCCCAATTTCCTCGGCAGCGCCAGGAGCAAGTGCTGCATATCAACAAGCTATCTCGAAACCTACAGGAGCCGGCATGGATCCCTTTTCAATTGGCGCAGCAGTCTTGGCTCCCGTCATTGGCGGGATCTTTGGGCAAAGTGCAGCTGAAAAACAAGCAGCTGCAACAGAAGAAGCAGCTCGGATGGCTGCTCAATCTACAAAACAAGCCGCAAAGATTGGCGCTCAAGCCCAAATTGCCGGTCAGCTTGGAGGTTTCGGTCTCGACTACCTTACGTCTCGTTACGAAGGTGGCGCTGGTGGCGCCTTAAACCGTATTAACGCTGCTCGTGATTATGTTCAACGAGCAAACATCGAAGCTAATAATCCTTCTGTAGTTGCACTGCGTTCCGTGGAGCGGTACGAAAATCGCTTACGTAATGCAATGCCTGGCTATATGCCTCCTTCTGCTTTGTTTGTGTGATTTAAAATAAAAACAATATTGAGGTTGACATGGCAGGTACTAACTTTTTTGAGTATGCATCTAACAAACGTTCCGGAGACGATGAGATCTCGGATCGTCTTGGTGCAATTGAAACTGCCTTGGGTATTAAGCAACAATCTCCTTTAGAGTCTTATTTTGGTGGCGGTATAACCCAAGAAAAGAAAGGGAAAGATGGAGGCCTGGGCACTAAAAAATTATTTAGAATTGGCAACATTCCCCTCAAACAAATTCAAAGAACCGAAGAAGACATCACGCGTACTGCACCAGATTACGCTGAGTTCCTGGCTGGGCAGGTTTCCCGTGGTGAGCGCAGCCCTCTGGAAGCATCAGATCTATATGCAGACTTTGGCCTTGCTTATGGTATTCCGGATGCATTCAAAACGGCTTCCACCCTGGGCAGTATGGCCATGGGAGCCGCCCCTGAAGGTGTTGTAGAGCGTTACCGTCCTTTCCAACAGTTTGCAGCTCAACAACTTGGAATCAATTTATCCGAGCAAGATATTAAGTCAACGGAAGCAGCAGCTCGTGCTTTAGGTAAAACAAGTCCAGAGGCCTTTTCCCAGTTCCTTGGTCAAAAGATGCTGACCTCACCGGAGTATATCCGTAAGACGCCTTTGGCATTTGCAGCCAATCTTCCCTTTGGCGGCCAATACGGTGTTGGTTACTCACAACCTGATGGAACACAGACAGGCACCTATCGTTTTAAACCGCCCTCCACTGTGGATTACAGTTGATTTCCGCTCTTATACTAAATATTAATAGAGAAAATAAACATGGCCGGCGCTCTTGAATCGTTTTTTGAACAACAACGCAAGCGTGGCGTTCAGCTTTCTGGCGCACCTAAAAAACAATTAACAAAAGCACTTCAACAAAAGGGTAAAGCTGGTCAGGGCAAAAAGATCACAGCTGCTGAACTCGCAAAAGGGCGTGCAGCTTACACAAAAAGTGGGGGCACAGATTATTTGGCAACTATTGGCCGCACTTACAAGCCAACGCAGCTTTCTAAAGATGTAAAGTCAAGGCTACAAAAAGCAGGCTTCGGCTTAGATGAAAGTGGTTATTACACTCAAAGCGGTCCAATCACAGGCAGTGTTTTAAACAAAGCCCTTTCTGCTGGGTACGACCCACAAGAAGTGCGTTCTTATCTTGCGGGCAACTTCGCTCAAAGTGCGCTAGATGATCAAATTTCTAAATTCCTTGGCCAAGGTGGCCAATATAAATTAGATCCAACAACAGGTCGTTGGTCTAAGCAGTCTTTAGATGTAGATCCTAACGCTGTAGCAGGCCTTGGAACAGTTACCGGAGGACAAGGTATTTACGGTGGCATAAACCCAGACGCTGCCCCTGGAGCGACTCCGTTTGAAATGGAGTACGCCGCAGCAATTGATCCCTATAAGATCCAAGCTAAATCAGCTGAACGACTTGGGCGCCTGGGACAAGCTACCGATCTTCTTGGCCGCAAAATGGCCTATGGCACTGAGTACGACATTGCCAAAATGAATCGCCTTCAAAATCTACAACAAGCTCAGATTCAACAAGCTAATTACTTGTACAACTTAATTCCTTCCGCTTTCTAAACCCCTGGTATAATTAGTTTCAGTAGATCTTATGGACTTTAGTTCTCCGCCGGTAAAGCCAGAGGTTATCTCCGAGGCTCCTTTTGATATTCAAGGGTTTAAAGGACTTTTAAGCACACTAAGAAAATCAAAAGAACAACAAGAGAACAAAGCAAAACCTTTATACATTCCTGAGTAATAAAATGGCTAAAAAGGGCGATAATAAAAAAAGCAGTGGGTCACAAGCTGCTGTAACGCCCACCAAGGCCTCGTCTTCTAGTGGGTCTTCGGTTGGAGCCCCCAAATCTTCTGGATCCTCAACAAAAAGCGATCGTGTTTCGACCCTTACTCAGAAAGCAAAAAATTTAATTGCCACTGCTAGTGGTGGGGCTATTGCCGATCCGGCTAAGTTTAAAGATATTCTTGGCAAACTAAAAAAATTAGATGCCGACAAAAGAGTAAAAAATTTACGGCAGCAAAAACAGCAAGCAGTTCAGGCATCAAGATTAAAGCCGTCTTCAGACGAAAAAGATACTTCTTCAGTCGTTAACAACGATACAGAATTGACAAAATCACTATATCTACCTGGATCCTCTGTGTCCACTGGTTCGTTCAGTTCAGGATATGACGGTGGAGGCGGAGGTAGCTCCGGTGGATCGTATTCATGGGATACAGGATACAATTCTGATCTTAATAAATGGCTGTCTGAATACCAAACTGAACAGGCCGGACGTGCTGCTGATTACCAATCTATGTTGACTGACCTTGCTTCTCAAGAAGGTCAATTTGACCCAAATCTCTTCCGCAGCCTTCTGCTTGAGTTAGAATCTTCTAAGAAACGCCAAAAGGAATGGAATGAGCAGTCGGCAAAAGCAGCGTATAAGTATTAAAGAAGAAAGCACCATTGACACTGGTGCTTTTGAAGATTGGTTTATTGAACAGCCAGAAGATGTTCAAGAATCTTTTCATGCGTTTGCAGCTGACAACTATTCGTTTATCGAATGTTTTCTTTATGCTCGCTTCCTTGGCTACGTAGGAAATATCCTTGCTTGTGAAGCTTGGGTTAAAAATCGCTACCCCAAGCCAGACCACAGGAAGACTCTTCTGATTGAAATCGAAGAGATGAGGGAAGACATTCGCAAACTTCGTGATGACATTGAAAACTGTGTTGTAAAACGCGATGCAGGCGTAGCGCGTATTGCATCAATGCAAAAAGAATTGCGTGGAACTATTCATCAGGTTGAACAGTACACATCCGCCAAAGATCGCAAAGGCTTGCTCATGGCTGGAGCTGACCGTGCTATTCGTGAGTTGATGTTTATTTTCAAAGACGATCCAATTGAAGCGCCTCTTCATGAAGCAAGTATGAGCGTCTGGGCTCGTATGCAACTTGAAGAATAACCAAAGCTTAAAATAAAGAAAAACATCTGTTATGGCCAAAGGTAAAATGCCTCCTCAACTTCTTGAGCATTTCAAGAAGAAAGAAGCCAAAAAAGAAGATGGCACTGAGATGAGCGATAAAGAAAAACGTCGCGCTGCTTTAGATAAAGCTCGTCAGTACCAAAATAAAAAACGTAAGAACAAAGGAGAATAAGTTAGTATTCATTAACTGGTTGAATACTTCTCGTGCCTTCTTATCTTCATCTGGCTTATCGCAGGAATGCACGTGCTGCTTCCAAGAACTATCAACTTAAGCCAAATAAAAACCTTGAAGATTTAAAGAAAGCACGGGAAGATTTTGGTTTCTTTTGTGAGTACGTAGCTGATAAACCTCCTGCACAACATCATAAAGATTGGCATCGGCATTTTGTCACAGAAGAGAATAGTAGCTGCCTTCTTCGGATCGCTGGTCCTAACGTAGACCTGCTTGCCCCCCGTGGCTCTGCCAAGAGCACTGTTCTGGGTCTTCTGACTGCATGGGCCATTGGCATCCATACGCAGGCCAAACGCCCTCTCCAGATTCTTTATCTGTCTTATACGGTTGACATTGCACGTTCCAAGTCTGCAACGATCAAACGCATCATTGAAAGCAAGCGATACCAAGAAGTTTTTCCAGAAGTTCGCCTTTTGAAAAATGTCACCAGCAACGAGTACTGGTCAATTGACCACAAGTTTGCTGGCATTGATGTAACCGGTGACGAACAATTTACACTCTGCGCAGCAGGCCTAAAAGGTTCGGTGACCTCCAAGCGTTCTCATCTCGTCATGATTGATGACGCTATTAAATCTGCTGCGGATATCTCCAACCCTGATATCAGGAAGATGATGCAGGACAACTGGAATGCCGTGATCGCACCCACCATGTTTGAAGGAGGACGAGCCATCTGCCTTGGTACTCGCTTCAGACATGATGACATTCATGCCACTACATTCAACGAACAAAACAACTGGACTCAGATTGTTCTTTCTGCAATTACAAACGATCCCAAGACTGGTGACGAGCTTTCATACTGGCCCGACATGTGGTCGTTGGATTACCTGAAGGAAAAGAAACGGCAAGCACCTATTGCTTTTTCGTTCCAGTACATGAATCAAATCATCAGGCAAAACGAGCTGTCGCTTGCGCCTGAACTGATTGTTAAAGCTGAAATTTCAACGGAGTTCGATACGCTTGGTGTTGGGGTTGACCTCTCTGCTGGCACTAAAGAAAAGAATGATTACACCGTCATGATCCTTGGGGGTCGTATTGGTGATCGCATCCATATTATTGATTACCGCAGGTTACGTGTGATGGGCAACCTGGAAAAACTAGACGCCCTCAAGGAACTTTTAAATGACTGGTCAATCCTTGGCAAAGATGCAAACGACAACTACTTCCCAACGTATTCAACGTGTGATATTTGGTCAGAAGCTGTACAGTATCAGGCATCCCTGGAAGCCGACTTCAAGCGAGTCTGTTTAAATCAAGAGAGTCTCTACAACTTGATTTGGCATCCTGTTAAAGGATTCCGAGCAGATAAACTGGCCCGCTTCCGTGGGATCATGGGCATGTTTGAAGACCGCAAAATCATCTTCAATCGTTACAGAAATTTCACCAATCTTTTTGAAGAGTTAACTAATTTTGGTGTTAGCAGTCACGACGATTGCGTTGACGCCCTCGTTTGGCTTGTAACCGGTTTGGCAAGAAAAGGACAATTGCAAGTTGATTACTAAACTTAGAATTGAAAGAAAGTATTTGTTGGTCTTGTGGGTCCGGAATACATTGCCATTGGCTTGACAGCCATTGTCTCAGCCATTACTGGCGGAGGGTGGGTAGCTAATCGTCTTCTTGATCGACAACGCGAACGCATCCAACAAGCGTTGGACTATACCGGATCCCAAAAACGGAGGATTGACATCTTGGAAGATCAGATCAATCGCATGCCGATGGAGTACGTACTCAAGGTTGACTTCCTAAGAGAAATCAAAGAGATGCACGATAATTTTCGCGAAATTAATAATAAACTTGATAAGCTAATGGAAAAGATTTTATCCAAATGACCTACGTCGTTGAAGTCCAGGAAGACGAGAACGGAGATCAGTTCATCGTCTTACCAGACGAAGTAATTGAAGATTTGGGTTGGCAAGAAGGGGATATTCTCAATTGGGATGTACGCGGAGAAGGGATTGTTCTCTCCAAAGTCCACGATCCATCTGGTTACGAAGTTTTAGAAGAGTAGAATATAAAAACTAAAAGAGTTAGAAAATGTTTTATAGCGGTGAATCCAACGTACCCGGAGCCCCAGGCAATCTCTTTGCAGGCGGAAACTTCATGGGTGGCGCAGGCAGCGCAATTAATCCGGAAGCATTCAAACGTGATGCGCGTCAACAAAAAATATATAACAAAGGTGTAGGAACGGACAATCCAAACGAAAAAGAGATCTTTCTCCAGCGCACCGGACCTCAACTCCCCTTTGCGTACCAAGGCGGAACGTCCTTCCCCATTGCTCAAGCTTATCCAGGAGGACAAGCCATTGGTAATGCTGGAGTTTTGGGTGGCCCCATGGAAATGGGCCCCCGCCTTGGTCCCCGCCCATTGAACTTAAATATCAACGCAGCCGATGATCGTGTGGAATCGATTGGCGGCAGTGCCAATATTCAGCTTGATCCAAATCAAACTCTTCGTTTAGGTGCTAACTTCAATCCTGCTTACACTGATGAGCTTGGCATGCAAACACCTCAAGGCTATTCAATCTACGGGTCTTACGAAACACCAGGCCTTGGCGTGAATGTAAACTATCGGAACACGGGTCGCCGTACTAATCCTGTTCCTGGTGCAGGCTTCCCCGGTGAACTTACTGCGGGATTCAAGGGCCGTTTTTAATGAAAAAGAAAAAGTTAGCCAAACAAGCACTTAAGCACCCGGAGTTGTTCACTCCCGCTGAATTAGCTTATTTTGATCGCTGGCTTTGGCAACGAAAACAACACAAGAAAGCTGCTAAGATTGAGTTAAGTAAAAAGGAAAATAGTTAATGTCCGTCGACGCAAAGGCCAGGCTGCGGGAAATCGTCGAATCGTACCTGGAAAAAGATTCTGGTACTGTTGTCGACACTGGTGTCGTTGCGTCGCACCTGGCACAGATGAAACTCTTTGGCATCCGCCAAGGGGTTGAGTTTTTTCCTGGCCAAGACAACTTCGGTGCACAGCGCAAGGACTTTGTTGACCGAGTTGTTAAATACAACCAAATTGATGTACGCCTGGATTCCATCTGGGATTACTTCCTGTGCGATGGTAAGGGCATTTTCTACATCCGTCCCACAAAACAAAACTATCGCGTTTATTACTTCCGCGAACACGAGTATCGCAGTTATTACAACGTAGACGGTGAACTGGAAGAGGTGGTGATCATCTACAGCTACAAGGTCCGCAAGGCTGGTAGTTCGTACGATGGTATCAACATTGTGAACGCCACAGGCACATCAATCACTGGTGAGCCGGGCTCCAAGCGTTACATTCGTCTTTCGATCAAAGCAAATGAAATTGAAGAAACTCATTCAGACGCAGAATTAAATTTTGATATGCCCTCTGGCATGGCGCCAGGGAAAAATAAAACATTTAAAAACTCACTTGGTTTTATCCCTTGCGTTGAGATCTTCAACAATCCCAAAGGTTTTGCAAAAGAAGGGGTTGGTGAGTTCGATGCATTAGCCAACCACATCGTGACGCATGATGAGTTGGTGCGCACCATGCGGAAGAACGTTCAGTTCTTTGGCAATCCAACGCTGTTGTCGTCTCGCCCTAAGACCGACCTGATCGAGTCCGGTGGCGAGTCCGTGGTTCAGCGCCCCTCAATTGCAGCAAACTCTGGTTTTGCTGGTGCCAGCCCCTTAAGCCGTTCAATGTTTAAGGCGGATCCTGTCTCCCGTGGTGTTGATGGTCAGATCCGTGTGCCACGCGTCATTGCAAACCTGGAGCCTAACGACCGCGTCGGTTACATTGTTCCAGATGCAATCACTGGAGATCAAAACAATTTTGCCCGTCAGTACCGAGAAGAAATTCGTACCGCCCTTGGTGGCGTTGATGAACTTTCCATTTCGGCGGGTGTTACTGCAACTGAATACAAATCACTGTTTGGTCGTGTTTCTGCTACATCCAAGAAAAAAGCAAATGCTATTTACACTTATGGCATCTGCCGTTGTCTTGAGCTAATTATTTATCAAGAAGAACAACTATTCCGCATGTCATTGGCTGCGGCACTTGGTATTGAACGCCCCGTTGAACCAGCCCCTACTGCTCCCCAAGAAGAAAAAGACGCTTATAAACAAGCCCAGGAACAATTTGAACAACAAGTTCAAGATGCAATTAATGCATGTGTTCAGGCCCAGGATGTTCCTCCTGGTGTAACGGGCCTCATCCCAGATGGTGATCTCACTATGCTGTGGAGGTGGACAGGACCTGTTTACGAAGATTCGACGCAAGACGTACTTAACAATTCAATTGTGGTACGAAATCTGCAAGAATTAGGTGTTGATAGCATTGAAGCACTGAAATACCTCTTTCCGTCTAAGACGGATGAGGAACGGGCCGAGATGCTATCTGGGTTCCCGTTCAGGATGGTGAGTGAACTACAGGGCGCTTTTGCTCAATTCTCTCGCCTGGTGGGTGGCCTGATGCAGACCCCTCACCCGCAGTCACCGAACCTTCCGATGGCTGCCGATCCCAGGTTGGATTTAACTCCATATCTGTATCGAACTCTAGAGGCTTTACAAAAGGAGATGAGTTATGCAGGACGCTACCGTCCAATCGATCCCACAGACGAGCCCGACTCCGGCAGTAGCGCCGAGCAGTTACGTGACTCCGTCTTACCAGCCGAGCCAAGCCCCGGTCTCGTACCAAGCAGCCCCGGCGAATTACCAGGTGGCAGCACCTCAGGCGGCCCCGGTTTACCAACCCTCAGCCCCTACTCAGTACGCCCCCCAATCCCAACCGGCGGAAGCCCAGAGCAATCCGTGGGAATCGGCGTTCAACAAGGTGGTGAACCTGCTGAGCGCACCAGTTCAATCCCCATTCCAGGGTCAACCATCAGCTCCGACGACGAGCTACGCCCCGGCCAACTACGGTTCGGTGAGCAGCCCAGCTACGCAACAATCGGTTCCGCAGACCTGGTCAACCAACCAGGCTTACTCGCCCAGCTCTTCCCCAACTTACTCGGAGAGCCTGAGTCAGGAAAGCCAGCAGGTCCTCGCCGCGTTCGGAAGCGAAGCTCCCGCAATTCTAAATAATTACGCCCTTCAGCTGGAAGGTCTTCTGGACAGTGCTGTTGCCTGGGGCCAGGAAATGACCGAGACTCTCCAGGGTTATGCAGAATTTGCCACCGAGTCTCACACTGAGAACCTGGCTTACAACGAGATCCTGACCAACCCCGATGTTCTGAGCGATTACACGCTCCGTTTCTTCGGTCCCGAAGGTCCGTATCCTGTGCACGAAGGCGAAGCAGATCTGGAAGCTTATGGCTATCCAACTGAGCAAGTTGATCCCGCTCTCTATGGCGAGTTCCCTGCTCCTCCTGCCGCAGCTGCTCCTCAGCAACCTGCCAACTTCTGGGGCACCTTCAACGAAATGATGGCGCGTGATCCCCAGAATGCATGGCGTGTTCTGAACCAGGCCCAGCCTAACGTTGTGTCCAACAAACTCTTCGTGATGGAGTGAGGCAGTGGTAAAACTTGCTGGTAAGTATGCAAATGTAATCAGCAGGAATCCGATTGCTTCTGCAGTGGCTGGCGGCCTTGGCGCCGCCGGCCTTGCTACGTTAGGGAACGTCCTTTCTGGCGAAGCTCAAACGGAACAAGGGGGTCGTCTTGGCCTTGAAGCAGTGGGTGCTGGTGCCTTAGGTGCAGTCCTTGGAGCCCAAATTCCAGCCCTTCGAGGTAAAGCGTCTCAGCTTTATCGCAATATCGGCAACGTTAGCCTGGAAAATCCAGGTGCAGTTGCGCGTAAAGCGCAAATGTCTCCAAGAGAAATTCAACAAGCTGAATTCATGCGAGACATTTTAAATGAGACAGTTAAAACTGGTGTGGTATCTCCGCAACAAATGCGTGACGATATTAAAACTAGCTTAAAGCGTTCCCAAGCCGGTATTAATGCCGGTGTTATTCCTGCCGGCGTGTTGGCAGCAGGTGCCTTAGGTGGAATGACTGGTGGCGGCATTGCAAATCTTGCAGCTGGCATGGGTCTTCCAGGCATGGGCATTGACCCAGAGGGCTACGGTTCCAACAACACACCAAGCGCACAATTTGGCGTCAAATCGCTTGCATCCACACAATATGTGTGATCTAAGCTAAGTACCTGCTAAAATTTGTGTTAGATAAGACACACGTGTCTTTATCTTTCACCCGATAAAAACACTGACACTGGAGGATAAACCAAGGTGTTTATTGATAGCTAGTTCAGATCCTGGTAGGTATGACCTTTCAAGATTTGGTAAATAGCTCCGTGGTTACAGTCAAACTTTTCAGCAATCTTTCGATACGAGAGTCCTGCTTCTTTTAAAGCTTTGATTTGAATCACGTCTTCCGAAGAAAACTTTCTCAAAGTCTTTTTCGGTTTCCCTTTACTGGCAAAGCCATTGTTTTTATAACAACCGGTTTCCCAGGCTCTTGTTAAGTTTTCTTGTTTGGTAACGATCTCAAGATTGTCAAGTCGATTATTCCTCTTGTCATTATCTTTGTGATCAACTTGAAGGGAAAAGTTACTGGTTCCATGAGAACGCAGATCTAATCCCAAAAAAGCTACAGCCATCAAGACGTGAAGATGAAAACGTTTTCTCTTCCCATCAACAAGAACTGAAATACGGTCATAAACACTGGTTGAGCGAATAGGGATCTCTTGAAAATATTCTTGATTATCGGGATCAAGTTGTTTTTCAAAAGCTTTCCCCTCTTCCGTTAAGTAAAGATTACCAAATCCAGGAACAAGTTTTGGATTCATGTTGTTCATAAACAAGTTTCCAAAGCGTAGCATGCCTCAACTGAACGCTCAACGTTGTCACCCCACCGAGCAATCGATGGGTGCAAACCGGATGAATTCAGGGAAGCCCTAACGTTAAGACGAGGGTAATCCTGAGCCAAGCCAATCAAGCGTGATTGGAAGGTGCAGAGACTACTGGGTGTAACACGACCTTGTTACGTAATACCAGATTTAGCGTCCGGCATCCCACAGGGATGAAGAGATAGTCCACCCCTCTAAGAAACTAGAGACCAGGAGAACGACTTTCCAAAAATTCTTGGTGCGGAACTTTACCGTCCCCACCCTGCTTACATTGCTGAAATGGCAGTGGAGCCCGTGGTCGTCCACGACTTCACCCGTCAGCCTGGTCAAACCGTTCAGTTAGACCGCTACAAGTTCTGGGGTACCCCTGGCACCAAGGATAGCCGGGAGCGTATCGCTGACCAGACTATTGGTACCGCCAACAGCCGCAACATCACCAAAGAGAAGGTGCTTGTTGTGCTGAAAGAGTACACTGGCCCTGCTGACCCGGGTGATCCGACCCAGCCTTCGACCTTCAAGATCGCTCGTGAAACCCTGATTACCGCCCAGCGCCTGCTGCTGGACACCGGTAACCTCAACATGTTCCACCAGTCGATCGGCAGCCTGACTCTGCTCGACGACTATCGCCGTTGGCGTGACCGCGTGTTCATCGATGAACTCGCTAAAGCCGAAGCCAATGGTGAAGCTTCCAGCACCCAAGGTGGTTACTACTTCCCTGGTGGCAAGAACAAAGCTTCTAACGGTTCTATTGCTTACACTGCTGCTGAATACGCCGCTCAGGTGCAGCAGTTCCAGGTGCGTACCGACCTGCTGACCGTTGTTAAGGACCTGCGTAAGCGCAACGTTCCTACCTTCGCTGATGGTCTGTATCGTTGCATCTGCGATCCCACCTTCATGATGCACCTGCGTCGTGATCCTGACTTCCGTGAGATCGCTCGTTACAGCGGCAACCCTGGCCAAGGCATGTACATGGGCAACCCCATGATGCCTAACAACGCCAGCTTCTACATGGGTCCCCAAGCTGGTCAGGGTTACTTCCTGGCTGGTGAGCCTGTGATGCCGACTGGTGTTCAGTTTGAAGGTGTGAAGTTCTTCGAGTCGACCAACTTCCCGACCAAGACTGTTAGCGCAAGCTTCACCGACACCCCTTCGTACAGCAACCAAGAAGTTGCCCAAGGTTACTTCTTCGGTCCTCAGTCCATCGGTGTTGGTATCGGCGGTCCTAACGCTCAGGTGCTCATCAACAACAACGATGACTTCAGCCGTTTCATCATCCTGATCTGGCAACTGTACGCTGGCTTCGAGATCCTGAACAAGGACTTCGTAACCACCGCCTTCAGTTTTGTTTCTGACGACGGCACCATCTGATAAAGATATAAATCCAACTTAACGGAGAAATAAATGTCCTACTTGTCTTCTAAAAAGATCTATCCAGGTAACTGGACCAACGCCCTGAACGGCTGGTACAAGAACATTGATGTCGCCGCTGACGGCAGCAATGACTATTCCAAGGGTGGCCCCACTTCGGTGCTGGCCGTCCCTGGTTACCGCTACTTCCAGCAGCGTGGTTACGCCGTGGTGGATTGGGCCTCTGGTGATGCTGCCACCAAGGGCCAAACCCTGAACGTGATCGTTCCTTCGCCTTACCGCCAGGACGACACCCGCCCCGACATCACCGGCATGGTGATCTCTGGTAATGCCACCCAACCTGCTTTCGTGTATCGCGCTGCGATCTCGGTTGCTTCTGGCTGGGGCGATGGTCGTGTTGCCACCGGCATCTATGCTGCCACCGGTAACATCATCACTTTCGGTGCTGGTCCTACCGCCGTGACTGGCGTGGGTGAGCCTATTGCTCAGGCCAACCTGACCTCCACCACTTCTGGTGACGCCGCCACCAAGATTGTGTTCGCTGCTGGTGCTCAAGCCCTCAGCTCCACTCCGTTCCTGACCGCTACCGGCGCAACCGGCCTTGGTCCTTCTGGTGTGTATAAGTCTCTGACTGGCGCTACCACCTTTAAGGTCTTCGCTCGTGGTGCCAACACTGACACTGGTGTGTCTGGTGGTATCTACCTCGCTGACGGTGATTACAACGCTGGTCTCAAGGGTTACCTCGTGGTTGAAGTGTGCTACATCCAACCTGATGATGCACCTGGCTACGAAGATATCGAAGAGTACATCATTGGCCGCACTGTTAGCTGATTAGGTTAAACTAGGACCAGAAATTAAAACATCTGGTCCTCATGCTTTATCAGCATCGTAAAACCGGCGCTCGCGTCAAAGTTGTAAGCGAATGGGATAACGGCGATTGGTTCATGGTCGAAGATCAGGACGGTCGCCTTTATACCGCTTACAAAAATGAATTGACCCCTGATGAAGCCGCAACTAAAAAAGTTGCTACTCTTCAGGTTAAGGATAAGGCAGCCCAAGAAGAGCCTCGTACTTTCCCACCCGAAACACGTTTAAACATTAATAGTGCCACCCCTCAAATGATCGCTGATCATATTAAGGGTATCGGTCTTAAGACAGCTCGAGAGATCAAAGATCTTCAGATGTCCTTATCGGGTGAGAAGTTTAATAGCCTTGAGCAGTTAAAACAGATTAAGCGTGTGGATTGGGAAGCTGTGCTTGCCGCCGACTTAATCAGGGTTTGATCCATTTCACAAAAGAAAGCCCCTGGGAGACCAGGGGTTTTTCGTTTTAAAATAAAAAGAAAAAGATAATGGCCGAACGCTCTATTGTTGATATCGGTAAAGCTCTTCAACGTTACGGGCTTAACATCGGAGAGCATCCAGAATTTGGTGGTGTCGGCTCAGGGCACTCGCCCAAAGGTTATCATCCTGTTGGCCAAGCGATTGATGTGCGTGATTGGCGTGCAGATGTTGGACCTGCCTATGAAGGAGGCAAGCCAATTCCCTGGAAACAAAGAACTGAAGAGTTGGCATGGCGTGCTAAAAAACTAGGACTGTTTAATGAAGCATTGGGGCCTGGCGATCCGGGGCACGATACGCACGTTCATCTTGCTTTAGCAGGGAAAAAGTTCATTACAGACCCTCAGCTTGAGTGGCTTGCCACTGGACGTTACAAAACTCCCGAGGGAAAACTAACAGACTTGATGCCAGGATCTTCAAATGTCTCGGCAACCACTCTTCCGCTAGATCAAGCATCCGCTGGAGCAACTGGAGATGATCTTTCAACATTGATGTCACTTCTTCAGTTAACTAATCCAAAACAAAAAACTGTACAAGAATCATTACTTGAGCAGTCTTTGGGCGAGTTATTTTCTCCTCAGCAAAGTCTTGCGCAACAGTTTTTGATGGAGTACATGAACTCTCCCATCCCAGGAGTGGGTTAAATTGATGCCTTTATAATTAAACTATAACGAAAGGTAGACGTGCAATTATCTGAATTTGATAAAAGCAGGGTCAGGTATCACCTGGGCTACTTTACCGTGTCTGTTCCAGCGGGTGACTATGCCCGTCTGGAAGAAGCCATGAATACCATCCCGGATTCATACTTCTATGACAAGGTTGTTATTCAACTTGGCCGTTGCGATACAGCCGAGAAGAAGACAGAAGTTGCATCGACACCTTCTACGCGAGTTGAAAGCATCCTCGGTGACGTGGATCGTACAATTCGCTCCAGCAATGCTAAAGAGTCATTAAAGGTTTGGGACGAGATTTATCTCTACGAAACCAACCGTCTTGCTGGCATCCTTTACGTTCCCAACTACAAGGATCCTTTCCAGGCCAGGTACCGTTATGAACGCTCTGGTGCTGAATTCATCCAGGCATTACCTGGTCCTGCCGACACTGCTGTTGGTTCACGTCTTTATTTACATGAGGTTTGGAGGTAGTTATGCCTATTCCCATTAATCGAAATACAGATACGTCCTATGGACTTCTTGGGGCGATTAGGAATTTTATTTCGCCTCCAGGTTACGTTTCCCGTGGACCCCTTGGCTCTTTACCAGCGGGTGCAGCAGCTGGCGGTCGTCCTCCAATGCCTGGCCTGCCTAGCAACTATAAACAAACGGAATTAGCCGCAGGTGCCGCAGCTGAAGCGTTTCGCCCTGGAGCAGGATTCCCTGGTCAGCAAGCTGCTGCCGAACGTGATTACCAACAGAAGAAATCTGAAATTGCTCAGTTAACCGCTCAGAACCCAGAGTTCCAACGTTACGAAAGAGCACGGGCTGTCGCCAAAAGTCAAGAGGAAATGAACGCTGTTCGTGACGAGGGCATGCGTATTTGGGCCGCAAATAATCCTGAATTAGCGGCAAAAGTAAAGCCTGGCTCCACGGGATATGAAGCCATCCAAGGCGCTATTGGGGCTTCTCAGCCCTCCGCCTTAAGTGGTGAGCAAGTACCGGGTGTCATGAGCTTTGATCCCAATACAGTTCTTTCGACAACTCAAAACATTCAAGGGCAGTTCCGTCCGAATCAACCGTTAACAGATCAAGAAATCCTGGCGGCAATGAGCTTCGATCCGAACGTTGCCATGCGCAGTGCAGCTAACATTGGATTTGCTCCTATGTCTCCAGCGGAATCAGCCATGCTGCAAGCCGTGGGAGGAGCACAAGGTGAATACGTCACACCAATGCCTGCCGTTGGTGCATTAGATCAAGCTGGTCTTACCTTTACTACACCCGCAGAGAAACGTCGCCAAGAAAGCTCCGCTCTTTTCCAAGAGCTTTTGAAGCGGGCCTTAAGCGCCCAATGATTTGAATCTGGCAGTGCTTCTCACGTAAGCCCAGCCGACTGGACACGAATCTTTTGATTCACGGGGGCCAGTGTTGTTGCTTTAAACCCATGATTCTCTGTCCCAAGTTTGTTAAACGAACCCTGACCCATCTCGCAACAGTACTAACGCTTCAAACAGTATTTGTTCCCGCACTCAGGGCAAGTTCAAACTGGGTAGCAAGTTAACAAGAAACCCATGTCTTACAACACCGAACAACTAAAAGAAATTGCGCGGCAGAAGGCCCGTGATTTTGGTGTGAATGAAGACATTTTCTTGAAGCTTGTAGGCGCCGAATCAGGCTGGAATCCACGCGCCAAAAGCAGTGCCGGCGCCGAAGGGCTTGTTCAGTTGATGCCTGCCACCGCACAAGGTCTTGGTGTATCTAATCCCTATGATCCCGTTCAAAGCCTGACAGGTGGTGCTCGTTACTTGAGTCAACAACTCAAGCGTTTTGGTTCTTACGACAAAGCCTTGGCCGCTTATAACTCTGGTCCAGGCACTGTTGAAAGGTATGGTGGTATTCCTCCCTTCAAGGAAACACAGAACTACGTGAAAAAAATCCTTGGAGGCGGAACTCCACCCGCAGCCAAGCCGCAAGCTCAAGTCGCAGAAGCCCCTGGAGCAAATCCACAAGATTTCTTAAAGGGTTACCTTTTGCAAACTTTGCTGATGGGCGCACAAAACCCTGTTCCTTCACTGGGAGAACAGTTATTTAAGACTGCGTTCCAGCGGCCAATGACTCAAGCTGAGTCGGACATTTCAACGGCGTCTTTATTTACGCCTAGGACACCGTTCCTTGAATCGTTGACTCAGTTTTAATTCATAGGCTCCACTTACCTGGGGCCTTTCTCATCTAAAGAGTTTTTACATTAAAATAGATTTTAAAGGCCCTGTACTTGGCAAAAGTTTAATACACGAGAACGCACATGTCATCGACGAGTTCGAACAAGCAACCCCTGTTTATTGACCGTCCGTTATTTGACACGGTCCGGGTTACTACGCAGACTGTTGGCAGTCAAGCCAGTAATACGATTTTCGTGCAGGGTGGCCAGGCTCCATCGATCCTGGTGGACATGGACGCTGCTCTTAGCGAAGACAATAACAATGGCGGTGTTGTTGATTCGATTACGATTGCACGTAACGACCGTTATCGAGATGCCGATTACACCGTCAATGCTTCAACGTCTGGTACCGTTGTTGCATTGACGAGTGGGCAAGTCGTTTATATTCAATCTTCTGCGGTTCTTACCAATGGCACCGCAAGTGGCGTAGGTTACTACACCTATACCGGCTCGGGTACTTTAACCGGTGTCAATACTGCCTTGAATTATTCGGGTGCTATTGCAAGTGGTTTTCAATATCAAGGTGTCGCTTACGGGTATCAACCAGCCGTAACTTTTGTTTTCTATCAGACCCGTAATACGACCACTCCTATCCCAGCCAGTGGCGATTACCGTGTCCTGTTCGCCAAGACAGTCCCAGCTAACAGCGGCATTGTTGACTGCTCAGACGTGATGCCGCAATTGGCGATTCCGATGCCAACCGCAGGCAATACCAACGGTCTTGGTCCCAGCGCACCTCTCCGCAACAAGGGGATTTACCTGGAGCGCGGTGACCGTATTTATGTGGGTGTCTTTGCGGAAGGCCCCAACATTTCTGGTTATAACCCAGGCGCTCATGTGTATGCACAAGGCGGATTCTTCTAATGTGCTGTGACTAAATCAAAAGGTACGTTTGGATCCTTTGCGTCTTTCACTAAAGAAAAAGACAAGGGTCCATTTCGCTTGAAGCCGATCACAACCGAGTTCTCGAAGGGTTCGATCCCTGATTCCATAAGCACGGCCAATCGGGAATCAGCATGGTCCAGATGGCGTCGTGGCTATGAGTTGGCCACGGCAACTTTTTACGATAACGATTTCACTTATCAATTTCAATATCAAATTCCTGTTCCTTCGGGAACTCCAAGTTCGGTAGCCAATCCAAACCCTATTATTTCGGGTGCATTTGTTGGGTTCCCTACGACCAACAAAGAGCTCGGCATGCATTGGGCAGGTTGGCGTTACGCCGGTTCCATGAGAAGTGATAAGTTAAAAGACCCCATTACAAACGACAGACTTTACATTGAATCAATTACACAGGACCAGAGCAACTGGTATGTAAAGCTTGCGGGTTCCTGGAGCGCAGCCAACCCACTTCCTCCTCCCTTTTATGTCGCCGTTCCAGGTGTGCCAGGAGGTTTAAAACCTTTAATTACTGAGATCCTGGAGGATCGCGTCATCACAATTGATGGTGACATTATTGATAAAGATACAATTGACCCGACAACTCAAAAACGATATGGTTACGTTCAGGCTGTATTGACAGCCGTTAATCAAAACACAGGTATACTGACTTTCAAGAAAGCTGGTTCAGTGCAAGTGACACCGGACCAAGAATACTTAACTCCCTCTCCAGCTCAGTTTACCGTTGGGAGGTACTTAATTACTGGCGCAAGATTCTGCTGTTCATGTCAAGATTTTACCCACAGGGATTATGCCTTCTTGACAAACCCTTCCGCTAAAGACAAGAAATTTTTTCCACGCAATAACATTTCATCGGTTAAACCCGGACGTTATGAGGTCACAACACTGAGCGGAGTTGTTGATAACAATGCAATGAATCCGGCTACCGTCAATAGACAGATGGATGTTTATGCACCTTCTGGATACAGCGTACCGTTTTCTTTATCCACTTCAACAACAATTGATAACAACGCCACTCGAGATAATGTTGGCGTTTATCGTGAATTTGGTGCAACGTATTTAAGAAGTACTTCGAACCCTGCAATCCCTGGATCAAAAGCAGAAGGGATGCCACTCTACGATGACTACACATCTGAACAAGGTGTTATCACGGCAATCACAGATAACTGGACGCCGTTATTAGATGAGATGCGTTATTGCAAACATATTTACGCACTTAAATTCAAAGACAATACGTTCCCTCCTGAGCCTTCTGATTTTCCTGTTCAAATCGGAAGCATGGCTGCGTGGGAACAAAAGCTAGTCGAAAATACCGAAAACGAACAGAAGGAAGCAGCATCATTTGTGATGACCATGAGATCTCTTGCAGATATGGACGTTCCTCCATACAACTGCCAAAGCCCGATGATGATGCCAATGATGCAAAAACTATTTAATGTTCCTGCTGACTTTATCGTGATGCAAGGTTTTACCATGTTTGATAAAGACGGGAAACCATATAAGCCTTGACATAATTCTTAATAAGGTATACTTATGTTAAGTCTCACGAGACTTATTAGGAATTCCTTAAGAAATCGCGCCCCGTGACGTACCATTCCTAGGTTCTGGTCACGGAGACTGTTTTAACCATGACTCAGCCCATCCCTGTTGACCAGAGGATTGTTGACGAGTTTTTTCAGTTGAGCTCCCAGCGTGCCCACAAGGGAGTTGCCTGGTTGTTTGGTATGATTGCAACTTATGGCGTTAAGCCAGAAGAACTTTCTTCCTTTGACTGGGGACCGGAGAGCACGTTGATCGTGACCAACAAAAAACGTCCGATCCGCCCGCTGCACCCACAGTGGGTCTTTCTATTTGACCTACAGAAAAAACGGCCTTGCGAAATGCAAGACCGTCTACCCATCCTTTCGTCGAGTCTATACAGGCTGATGGCTCACCAGGTCATCAGCGTTAACATCACAGATTTACTGTTGGCTCATAGGCTACGGAAACAACACTACAAGCAAATCAAGCAACAGCAGCAAGCTTCTCCTGCTTACGCAGGTGCTTTCTGACTGCTTCCACATTCCAGCGGTAACCATCCCTGGAACGAGTCTCCGGGAATGCGGCGAAATGGGGACCGAGCTTTAGCGTGCCATTGTCCCGCATGCGGAAGAGTTCCTTGCGGTCAATACCGAGGAGTTCTTCGGCGCGGGTAACGGAGACCCAGCCTGTGTTTTGAGCCATGACTTAGGCGTCAGGGTGAACAACTCTCGTACGGTAACGGTTTAGAGCCTTGGGTCAAGGGCATTCATACTTTTTTAATGCTCGCATGAAGAACTGTAAAGCTTAAGGAAATTAAAATAAGGTAACGGCAACTAAAGAGCATGTATTACAGCGAGCATGAGCCCATTGCCCTTCTCGTTGAAATCACGCCAAAGTTAGCAAAGAAACGTTTTAGGGATGAGATCTATAAGTCCTGGAACCACAAATGCGCTTATTGTGGAGACGATGCAACAAGCTTGGACCATGTGATTCCGCGTCATAAATCAGGTGAGACAACTCGCAAAAATTTAGTGCCAGCCTGCAGGCGCTGCAATGCTTCCAAGGCATCTTACAAGTTACACGAGTGGTACTTAAATCAAGATTTCTTTTCTAAAGCTAGGCTCAATAGAATTGAGAGATGGATTGATCAGAATCCTTTCCAGGTATTGCATTGGGAAGAAGAAACAGATTCATCATTAGTACGAGTTAATTATGTCGGACAAACCAAGGAAAGCTGTGGCTGCTGCCAAGCGATACCAGAAGGACAAGATGAAATGCAACTCGCCGCAGCGTACCCCCGGTCACAAGACCAAATCTCATATTGTCAAAGCTTGTGAAGGAGGTGAGGAGAAGATCATTCGCTTTGGACAGCAAGGCGTAGAAGGCGCCGGCAAGAACCCCAAAACAGAAAAGGACAAAGCCCGCAAGAAGTCGTATTATGCACGACATAATGCCCAGGATCCCAATCCTGACAAGATGTCTGCACGGTACTGGAGTCATAAAACGAAATGGTAAATAGCGTCAAGTGGTATAATGTTCGATGGGTCACTCCTAAGGAACAATCCAACAACAGGCGTGCCAGGAACTCAGTTTGCCGCTAAACTGCGTGGGCTGATTTCTTTCCAGCATGGCAAAACCCAAATCCTCCGGCTCCATCAAAATTCAATCCAAGCCCAAAAAAACTCGTCAGGGACAGGGAATGAATTCACTTCCTAATCACGGACGTAAACAACGTCGCGGTCAAGGGAAGTAATTATTTGTGTATATTGGGGGTAATTAAGTTACCCCCATGTCTGATTTTTCTGCTGCAATTGAACTAATCAGAAAATACGAAGGGTATAACGAGAAGGCTTACCCAGATCCAACCACTGGTGCCGAGCCGTACACCATTGGTTATGGCACCCAGTTTTATCCGGACGGCTCTCCAGTCAGGCGCGGACATCTTTGCACAAAACGCAAAGCTCTGGAGTACCTGTACCACGAATTAGAAGTCCTTGATACAGAGCTAAAGAAACTAAATCTTGGCCTTGATGATTCAATGCATCAAGCTTTGCTTTCGTTTTGTCATTCCGTAGGCTGGAGCTCCTTCCTGTACAGCAATATCATCGATTGCCTAGAACGAGAAGACTGGCGTGGTGCAAGCCAAGAGATTCCCAAATGGGTCTTTGATCAAGACCATAAGATGGTTGGCGCCCTTTTGCACCGCCGCCAGGAAGAGGTAGCGCTGTTCTTGCGTCAGGCCAATGACAACCCCTGGATCTCTGCAGAGATTCTCTTGACGGCTTTCCGTAATTACAGCGCAGCTGCCCACCAGGTACGTGCAATCCGCATCCTTGAGGAATCCATCAATCCTTACACCTTGTCTGAATTTGCTAATAACTACAGGATTGACGAAGACCCCTGGTGCGCCTCAGAGTACGAGGATTTCGATCCTCAAGGCATCTGTGACATTTAGCCCTAGAATAGTTCTAATTGAAGTATGAAACCAGGAATGGACAGATCGGTTGAACCTCACCAATTTGAGCTTCCTTTAGAGCTTCAATTCTCGATGCGCAAGGCCGAGCTACAGGCTCAGGAGATGACGTGGGATCAGCTTTATTCCGCACTTCTGAATTTGTACCACCAACGCCTGATGGAGTGGTATGCGGTTAAATCATTGATGGCCGATGAGAATGTCAATATCGAGTTTGACATCCCCACCGACCTTGAATTAGCAGAACTTGCCGCCGCATGCATTTACGACGACGAGGATGATGACGACGAACTTCAGCCGTTCTGAGCTTCGTCAAATTGAATGAGGCGATCCAAGTACCACTGAGCTTTTTTCAGGGACTTTGTACCGCCTTTCAGTCGTTCACGCCATCCATATTTCATCAAATTGCCTTTGCAGTAACCACGGAATTCTTCCGGAGTTAACGAAGCCTCAATAGCTTCAATGCACTCAATTTCACCATCGGTGTAGTGCGGAGGATGGTTCACCTCGTCTGGTTGAACCACAGGTGCTTCTTCCTTGACAGCCCAAGGTACCGGGCAGACGCCGTCTTTACATTCCATCTTGAGAGTATCGTCAGTTTCTACCGGAGCAAACCACGCCTTTTCTGGGACAGAAGCAGTTCTTCCTCCGGAGCCATTCCCAAGTCCAGCACTAAGGTCTTTGGTCGTGGAGATGAAGCTGGGTACATCTCCACTGCTTCCTCCATCGATGGGATATAACCCGTCATTCCAGGCCGTGCCCCCTCGAGTTCCAGTGGATTCCTCTCCAGTCCCTCTTCGCATAACGTCAAGCCGCGATTGTACTGGTCATATAATGGCACATCATTTTCTTCATTGTCGAGATCAGTGCCAAATGTTGCCTGATTCAGACAACGGCACATGACTTCATCAATGATGCTTTGACCGAGACCGTCGCGGTAATCAGCAGGGCTATGCATGGAAATATCCTGGCCTAAATTGCCTCGATTACAATATTAACATGGCAAGATTCTATAACCCACGTCGAGAAAATATCGACCAACCGGTGGATACACCAGTTGGTTACAAAGGTCGGCTTGAGTACGACCCACGCCATGATTCTGGTTCTTCTGGTGGTGAAGTCAGTGACCTTACGCCGGAACGTCAATATGACGTTGACTTACGTCGACTAGATCGAGAGGAGCGCGATACAGCTGCAGCCGCTGATACCGCCAACGTTATTCAGCAGGGTCGTGTTTCGCGTTACCTCAATGCAGCACGTTTGGCCGAGAAGTATAAATCTCAGGCCGATACAAAGTATCCAATCATTGGTAATTCCGTGGGACGTTATCCATCAGGCCGACAGGGTGTTGTTCTACCAAGCTTGGGTGATGCTCCAGGGGCTCGTGGAAGTGTCAACTATCCCAACAAGCCCCAGCCGCGTACAGGCCGTGCTTACAACTGGCTTGATTCCTTTGCTTGATCAGACCTTACTGAAGACAACTTCAGGGGCTTGATTCTGGTATTTACCCTTGCGGTCCTGGTAGCTAACTTCGCATGGGTTACCGCGATAGAAGAGGAGTTGGGTCACACCTTCATCTGCGTAAATACGGTTGAACAGTCCCGTGCAGTTACTGATTTCAAGCGTCAGGTAACCTTCCCAGCCACTCTCAGCAGGAGTGATATTAACCAGGATTCCCGATCGGGCATACGTAGATTTGCCAACGGCAACGACAGTCACATCACGGGGGAGCTTGAGTCGCTCTCGTGCCACACCCAGGCAATACCCGTAGGGAGGAAGCAGGAAGTATTTGCCCTTCTCGTCTTCCAGCAATTCGGCATTAGTTAGGATCTCTGGCTTGAAATCCTTTGGATCGCATTCACCCTCTGAGATGCGTCCAAAAATAAGACATTGCTCCGGCGATAAACGAATGTCGTACCCATAAGAGCTCAGTCCATAGCTGAGAATACGGCGGCCATCTTCTTTGCTGACGAGGCGATCCTGGAACGGAACGATCATCTCCTCATCTTCCGCCAGCTGACGGATTTCCTTATCGCAGAGAACGCTCATAGACCCTTTAAAGCTTTTTCAATATAGATCATTTAGCAAAGAACACGCCCTTTTTCAGCGTAAATGTCGATAAATTTCTGGGTTGCTTCACCGACATTGTCCTTGGGTTGCAGATAAACCAAGAATGAAGTACAGGTGTTGTGTTTCTTGATTCCTTCGTTTGTTCGTGCAACAAGCGTTGGTACAGTACGGAGAATGCACACAGGAAAATCAAAGAGACGCTGCTCGTACCTAAACATATCGGGGCAGTTGGAGAAATAAAGTCCTTCCTCAATCTCGTTGTGGTACCAAGCTTTGAAAAGACGCCGAAACCAAACGGCATGGGACGATGTCAAAGTCGCAGAGCATGCCCTGGTCATTTTCCACCGCTCGTTCTTCTTATCCCAAAAGTACGTTCCGCTGGGTGGGAATAAGTAAACTTTGCCGAACCATTCTTGATCGTTCAGTCCATCATCCGTAGGTGTAAAGAAGTTTTTTGCGTTGATGTATTCATTGGCAAAAGCAGAGCTGGCTACATCAAGGTCGATGTGACCCATTAGGCCGTGCGCTGCTGCAACGAGATCTGCATTAGTCACAAGCTCCAGATCTTCACGGCGCATGCCGCTTTTTGTAATTGCCATTACGAGTTGGTTGCTTTGTTGTAATCCACTTCAAAATATCGAATGCCCTCGTCATCATTAATGACGTATCCAGCTTTTTCAGTTGGATCAATTTTTTGTGCTGCAGAGAGAATACGACGGAAGCTCTCGGCTAAATCACCGTCATTTGCCCGTTCACACTCCTCTTGTGCTGAGTGAATTTCTTTAAGTGTCCAGAAGAACATCGAGCGTTCTTTGTTCCTTGGCTGGAACACCATCACGCCAGGCCCCTCTGCATCCCACATTTTGCAGTAATGTTCGCCCATGTCACCAAGGATTAAACGCACTGTGGCATCCAGCATGCGGACCTTGGTATCGTCCATGTCAGGACCGATGGCCTGAGCAATTAATTTCTCGCGCCTATTCATTGGATGCTAACCCTTGCTTTTGGAGGACTTCTTGGAGTTTGGGCAGTGGTTGATAGATGACAACCAACTTGCCAAGAACCCCGCGTTTTTTAATAAGCTTACCGCTTTCGTCCCGAAGTTTGTCAAATTCACCGGAACGGATCAGATATTCGGCAACACAACGCAACCTCCGCTTAAGAGGAAGTTCTGCCGCTGGGAACTTGCTACAAATGGTATCGGGCTTCATGTCGCGGAAAGCAACACGTAATCGATTGGCCAAGGTCATGTTGGAATTCACGTCTTCTTCCTCGTAGTTCCTGATCACTTCCAGATAACGACGCAGGCAACCACCATCAAAAGACCCCTCGGGTGGCATAAAACATTCCACCTGCAGAGCCAAGGAAACTGGAAGGAGTTCTTTGTAATTCTCCAGGCTGACTTCCTCGATTAGAAAGGTTTCGAACCTATGAGCCAGAGGTACTGTTTTCTTCTGCATCTGGAGAGTTTTCTAAGGAAGCCAAGTAAGCATCAATGGAATGCTCGTTAATTCGATAAGCGTGAGAATTTCTTTCTTTGTAGTCTCGATTAGTCAGTTCAGGGTTTTTGGCAAAAGAACGCACCAGGTGATTCCAGGGGATCCGAAGCTTGTTCTTTTTGCCGGCACCTGGATTGATGTTGACGTAATGAACACCCTCCGTCCAGCCAGCGCCTCTTGTACTGGTTTTGCCAATAGAAATCCAGTTGCGAATTGTTTGGTCAGACACTGACAAACGCCTGGCACACTCCTCGGTTGAAATGTATTCGTCTGCATACATCTCAGGGTTCGGACTGTTTTTATCTTTGGCACCTTGCTGTAGAGCCCAAAGACTGCCAAGAATGTTACGAATTCCTTTTAATTCGTAAGCGATGTCCTCTAGGCCTTTGCGAATTCCGTACGACATACCTCAACTGTTTTGGCTAAATGCTAATGTATTTGAACAAGAGTTGTAATGACCATGGACGAACAAGTCCAAAACAGCATTCCACCTGAGTTTCGTCAGCTGCCAAAACTATCGGCGGAACAAATTGAAATGCTGAAAGCTGTCGCCAAGGAACGTGCGATTGCCCAAGCAGCCGCCGAAGCACCTCCTCAACCGCCCCAGAATCAACGACTTGCTGCACCGCCACCGTCCATGGTGCCACCCCAAACGCAACCTCAGATCATCTATTTGCGACGCAACTTTACGGTTGCAGAACTCCTGTTGGTTCTTCTCCTATCCTGTGGCTTGGTTGCTGGGACACAAGCATTATGGGGAATTGGATCGCGCATCTTACCTCAGATCGAAATAAAGGTCAAATAAAAATACGGCAAACCTAAACTATAATTTTAGTTATAAGGTTTGCAGGCGTATACGTGGCCAACAGGCGGATTTCTGATCTACCAGCAATTACTTCGATCGACATCAATGATGCCGATCTATTTACTGTTGTCCACGTTGCAGAGGTTGATCCTGGTCTAAAGAATAAGCGTTTTACGGTAGCAGAACACAAAACTTATCTAAACAATTACTACCTCCAACTCAGTGGTGGAACCATCGTCAATGATTTAGTCATTGGTGATGATCTGAGTGTTTCCGGAGATTTAACAGTCGCCCAAAACATGGCGATTGTTGGGACCGGTACATTTGGAACCCTTATTATCAGCGGTTTCACAAGCACTGGTGTTATTAGCGGTGTAACAATTACTGGTACCAATATTCTTGGTGTCAACGTCAACGGCAACAACGGTTACTTTGCGTCTCTCCAGGCACCTGCAGCAGCCCTTGGCGCAGCCACAGCCACGACATTAAGCGGCGGAGCGATCACTGGTAACACAATTGCCGCAAGTGGAATTACCGGTCAAACAATCACTGGAAATAACGTTTTTGGTCTAAGCATCAGCGGCACCACGATCACAGGTGTTACCGGTGTTTTTACTACGTCTTTATCCGGTGCGACAATCACTGGCAATGTAGGAAACTTTGCAAATCTAACTGGAGTTTCTGGGACCTTTACAAGCCGCCTGTCTGGTGCTGTTATCACAGGAAACACCGGTACGTTTAGCCGGATTACAGGTGTTTCTGGTGCTTTTACTTCTAACCTGTCTGGTGCCGTTATTACCGGTGTCACCGGTCAGTTTACGCAACTTAATGGAGTTACCGGCCAATTTACCGTTGTTTCTGGTACGACTGTTACAGGTGCAACTGGTCGATTTACTAATATCACTGGCCAGAGTATTTACGGAGTCACCTTGTCGGGTGAAACCATCAATGCTTCAACTGGCAACATTCTTGATCTCTTAACCGTTACTGGCGTTTTCCTTGACCGCCTCTCTGGTGCTGTTATTACAGGTCAAACTGGTCTATTCAATTCGTTAACAGTTGGTGGAATCAACATCACCGGAAGTGTCAGCGGTGGAACTGTTACCGGTACCAGTGGTCAATTCATTACCATCACTGCTCAAACCGGTATCTTTACCGATACCATCTCGATTCCTTCTATTACGACCACGGGCAATTTGTCTGCCAGTGGCGATTTAATTGTTGAAGGCAGCGGTTACATTACTTCCGGCCTTGTTGTTTCCGGAACCATCTCTGGAAACACCGTAACAGGCGAGACTTTTATCTTTAACACGGCTACTGGCTCTTCACTCAACGCCACTGGCTTAATTTCTGGTGTTTTAATTACTGGAGATGTCATCCAGGCAGCATCTCTTACGGGTGTTACTGGTACGTTTACGTCTTTAAGCGGAGCTTCCATTACTGGAAGTACGGTTTCCGCCACCACCGGCACGTTTGTATCCGGTATTTTCACAAATCTATCGGGAACGACCGTTACTGGTGCAACTGGTTTATTTGGCAGCGTTACAGGCGCAACAGGTACCTTCACAACCAGGGTCTCTGGTGCAACCGTAACTGGCAATACAGGTCTGTTTGGAAACCTCTCTGGCATTTCCGGTACATTCACCAATCTTTCTGGTAACGCAATTACCGGTAATACGTTCAGTGGAACCGTAGGTACATTTACAACCCTTAATGCAACCTTTGTTAATTTCACCGCTACGTCAACGGGCAATATTGTTGCCAGCGGTAGTGGTATTTTTGCCTCTGGACTCTTAACAAGTGGTGATTTATTTGTCAGTGGCTCGGGTTATTTTGCGTCTGGCGTCAATATTACCGGAACCCTATCCGGCACCACTGGAATCTTTACTGCCTTAAGTGGGGATTTAATTTCAGGTGTTTCTGGTACGTTTACAACACAACTTTCTGGCGCGTTAATTACTGGCAATACGATTCAAGCAACATCCATCACTGGTGTTTCTGGTACGTTTACAACACGACTTTCTGGCGCGTTAATTACTGGCAATACGATTCAAGCAACATCCATCACTGGTGTTTCTGGAGTTTTTACGACTCTTACTGGCACTACAATCCAATCAACAACAATTAACACATCTAGTGGCGTTCGTTGGTTAGATGCTGATGCCAGCAATTGGGTTGCTTTCCGTGCCCCCACTGTTGTTCCCGCAGATGTTACTTGGATTCTGCCATCTGGCGATGCCACGACATCAGGCTATGCATTAATCAGTGATGCCTCCGGAAACCTGACATGGGGTGAAGCCGGCGGTGGCGCAAAAGGCGGTGGCACAGACGAAGTGTTTTATGAGAACGATCAGTTTGTTACCGCGAATTACACGATTACCACCAACAAAAATGCCATGACAGCAGGCAGGATTAGTATTAATTCTGGAATATTTGTCACAGTGCCCAGTGGCAGTAATTGGGTTGTGGTCTAATTTTCTAATCTATTGAGTAGAATTGAATTAAACTAAACAGTAAGGAAACACTGAGAAGAAAAGATGGCTTACGGTAACCTGGCGGTTGACTATATTACTTATACATTCAATAGCAATGACGCGATTGCAACCGTAAGCAGTGTCGTTAACGGAAGTTTTCCTAATATTACAACTACCGGAACCCTTTCTGGTGCAACGGTCACAGGAACGAGCGGACAGTTTACGACCGTTAGAGCTGTTACAGGCATCTTTACAACAACCCTTAGCGGCGCAACGGTTACTGGTACAACTGGAAACTTTACAACCTTAAACGCATCATCGATCCCAGGTTTTGCAGTACTATCAGGCACTCAAACTTTTAGTGGTGGACAGATTGGACGTGTCAGTGTTGTTAGTTTTGCCACTGGGATTGCCTTGGATCTAGCTACAAGTAATAATTTTCAAATTACGTTGACGGGAAATACGACCCTTCAAAACCCAACTAATGCTGTATCTGGTCAAGCTGGTATTGTTACAATTATCCAAGGCACTGGGAACAATACAATGGCGTTTGGATCTAACTGGAATTATCCCGGTGGATCAGGCAGTGTTCCAGCCTTGACAACAACCAGTGGGGCCAGAGATGTTTTGGCATATTACTGCATAAGCTCCACCCAAGTTGCTTATCGTTTAATCCAGGATATTAAAGCTTGATATGTCTATCATCAACGGAGGCTCTACTTTAGGTTTTTTTGGTGGATCAACACCTTACGAAATCTCTCGTTCGTTGCGGTTTAATTCAGCAGATTCGGCGTACCTGAGCCGCACCCCCGCATCCGCCGGCAACCGCAAGACGTGGACCTGGGCGGGGTGGGTGAAGCGGAGTTCGCTGGGAACCGAACAGACGTTGTTTTGTTCAACTGATTTAACAGCAAATACAACATATCTAGGGTATAACGCTACTACAAATTGCCTTGATTTCTACCAGAATACAAGCTCGGCTATCGTCGCCAGAAAAACTACTACTGCCGTATTTAGAGACTCAGGCGCATGGATGCATGTTTGCGCTATTTGGGACACTACAAACAGCACTGCCACAGATCGCATGCGGCTCTATGTCAATGGTAGTCGTATTACAGTGTTCAACACAACTACTGATCCAGCGTCTAGTACAGATAGCAGAGTCAATAGTACATTAGAGCACAATATCGGCAGAGCCGGCGCATCAACTTACCATTTGGATGCTTACCTTGCCGACATCCACTTCATCGACGGCCAAGCGTTAGACCCCACCAGCTTCGGTGAGTTCTCCGCCACCACCGGCGTCTGGATGCCGAAGAAGTACACCGGCACCTACGGCACCAACGGTTTCCACCTGGACTTCAGCGATAACTCCGCCGCCACTGCCACCACGCTGGGTAAAGACAGCTCCGGCAACGGCAACAACTGGACGCCGAATAATCTCAGTGTCACCGCTGGTGCAGGCAACGACAGCCTGGTGGATGTACCCGTCAACGGCACGCAGACCGACACCGGCGCCGGCGGTGAGGTGAGGGGGAATTACTGCACTTGGAACCCGCTGGACCTTGTTTCTACAACGCTGGCTAACGGGAATCTTCAAGCGTCTGGGTCAACTGATGTAGCAGGGGTTTCTGGAACGATTGGAGTCAGCTCTGGTAAATGGTACTGGGAAGTCACTGCAGGTTCTACTTACGATGTTATTGGAATCTGGTCGACAACATCACGGGTTACTAGCTACCCAGGCGACACATCAAGTTCTTACGGCTATTTTGGGTCAACTGGTAACAAGATAAACAGCGGTGCCGGCTCTGCGTACGGCGCAACATTTACAACTAACGATGTTATTGGTGTTGCTTTAGATCTAGATGCTGGCACCCTAACTTTTTACAAGAATGGAGTCAGTCAAAGCACTGCATTTTCAAGTTTGGCAGGAGGTTTTAGACCGGCGGTTCGTGCTGGAAGCGCATCTGGGGCTAGTACCGCAACCTACTTAAATGCAGGCGCTCGTCCCTTTGCCTACACAGCCCCCAGCGGCTTCAAGGCGCTCAATACCAGCTCGTTACCGGCCCCAGTAGTCACGAAGCCCTCCACGGTTTTTGATACATACTTATGGTCTGGCAATGGTGGCACTCAAACAATATTCACCAGCTTTAGTCCAGATTTCGTCTGGGTCAAGCAACGCGATAACACCAATGTCGCATCTCATGTTCTGGTTGACATAGTTCGTGGCAATAACAACGTGCTTCGGACCAACGGAACTGATGCAGAAAATGCAGCCGGTATTGATCCAGCGCTGTATGACGGGGTTACAAACTTAAGCACTGCATCTTTCGATGTAGTCAAGGGATCCAGTGGAACGTATAACGGAACCAACGGCTCAGGTAAATCGTACGTGGGCTGGGCCTGGGACGCCGGCAGCAGCACCGTCACCAACCCCGCTGGCACCATCTCATCGCAGGTGAGGGCGAATACAAGTGCTGGGTTTTCGATTGTTACTTATACGGGAAATGGAACAAATGGGGCGACAGTTGGACATGGATTAGGCGTCGCGCCTTCTTTTGTTATTTGGAAGAGAAGAGACACAGCTTCTAATTGGTTGAGCTACCATGTCTCACTTGGTAACAATCAATACTTTTACTTAAGTAGTACAGCGGCGGCGGCAACAGCATCCGGCATCTTCGGATTTAGCTCGGCAACTGCGACGCTTCAGAATTACACCGATTACAACGCAAGCAGCGGTACATACGTCGCCTACTGCTTCGCCCCAGTCGCGGGCTACAGCGCCTTCGGTTCCTACACCGGCAACGGCAACTCGGATGGGCCGTTTGTTTACACAGGACATAGAAGTCGCTGGATAATGATAAAAGCGTCTTCTGGCACTTCTGCCGGAAGTGCTAACTGGATGATCATTGATACTGCCAGAGATGCGTATAACTTGTCTGTCTACAAACTTGCTCCCAATCTCAGCGACGCTGAAAACTCCATAAATATAGGCAACACAACTCAAAACACAATGGACATTTTAAGCAATGGCTTCAAATTGAGAAGCACCACTGCCAGCACTAATGAAAGTGGTACGACGTATGTGTGGGCAAGCTTTGCTGAAAATCCCTTCTCCCTGGCTCGTGCCAGGTAATTAACAGACATTGAGCTAAAATAAAAGAAAACGATTTAAAAATATGTTTATTCTTGATGGGAAAACTTTATCTCCAGATGTACCGTTTAGCCATGACGGTGTAAATTACCCAGCGAATTGGCTGCGTTTATCCAGCCTGGAAGAGAAAGAAGCTATTGGTATCCAGGAAGTACCCGATCCTCCAACCTGGGATCAAAGGTTCTACTGGGGATACGATCAAGATGGCAACTTAATTCCCAAGGATCACGGCCAGCTTGTTGAGCAGTGGACTCAACAAACTCGGCAGACGGCCAACACATTACTCTTTCCAAGTGATTGGATGGTAGTACGAGAGGTCGATAACGGCATCCAGGTTGATCCAGCCTGGCGTACATGGCGAGAAAGCATCCGTTTAGCAGCAGGAAGCAAGGTTTACGAAATTGAACAGACCACAACCACCGATCAATTAGCTGCTTATATCACTGGTCCTGACTACAGCGCATGGCCGGCAGATCCCTCGCAACCTCAGCCAACTGTTTGAATAAAATAAAGGATAAAAACTCTTGAATTAAACTAAAACATAGGAAAGTATAAAAAGAGATGAGCTACGGAACTGTAAAAGTTGATACTATTATTTACACCTCCGGTGGCTTAGATGCGTCTGGAACAATAAGCGGAATTGTTAATGGTAATTTCCCAAGTGTTCAAACAACTGGTGTAATTAGCGGATCAACCGTTACAGGTGCAACTGGAAATTTTACTGTTATTAATGCTGTTACAGGTGTTTTTACTTCTACATTAAGCGGTACTACGTTTACCGGCACTACGGGTAACTTTGCATCAATTAACTCTGCAACGGGGTCGTTTAGTTCTGGTTTAACGCTTCAAAGTGGTAATGCAACTTTAAACTCTCAATCCGAAGCGCGTTTTGCAGATAGTGACAGTAGTAATTGGGTTGCCTTTAAAGCATCTGCAACTATTGCAAGCAATGTAACTTGGACATTGCCAAGTGGAGATGGCACAAGTGGCCAAGTTCTACAAACAAACGGATCAGGAGTTTTTGGCTGGACAACTCCCCTTGGTGACTATATAATTACAGTTACGGCTACAGGAAAAACACTTACAAATCGAGAGCGTTGTACAATAACAGCATCAGGTCAAACATTAACTTTACCTGCGTCACCCAGTGCAGGCAATGAGGTAACAGTAACCATTGCTGGTACATTTCTTGATACTGTTGTCGCTAGAAACGGATCAAATATTATGTCACTTGCCGAAGACCTCACTGTGGACAAGGGAAATATCTCCGTTACCCTCTACTACGTTGATGCCACTCGCGGCTGGAGGATTATCTAATGTCTACGCTTAGTCAATTTGTTGGCGGAAGTCCAATTAAATCAATTCAAAGAGGAGTAATCAGTACTGGAACCAATGATTCTAGTGCAACAGCTACAATTTCTTCCGTCGATACAACAAAAGCAATTGTCAACTATTTAGGATCAAGATTGCCCATTAACAACACAAGTGCAGTTGTTGTAAATGATTTTGGCAATACCCTTGCTCATGTTGCCCTTACAAACGCTACTACAATAACCATCACAAGAGGCAGAGCACCTGGAGGTGGATGGGGGGCTATTAATATTTCTTACGAAGTCATTGAGTACAACTGAAATGGAAATTTTTTATTACGCACAAATTGACGGCAATAGCATTTGCTATGCAGTCACCCAAACGGCGGGGGAAATTATCCAAAACGATATGATTCGTATAAATTCATATGACATTAATCTCCTTGGTAAAAAATGGGAAAACGGAACTTGGGTTGACCCTGACGTTTAAACGCCACAGCACAAAGATCATGGACCTGACCTAGAGTTAATAAAAATAGTTAGGTCAATGACAATAAAATTTACGGATGCAGCCAAATTCTACGAAGAGCTTCCACATCAAAAAGAAGCCTGGGACTGGCTTCAAAATGTAGTATCTGCTGAAACCTTGGCGGAATTTGCCAAGCGTTATCGCAAAGAAACAAAAGCGGCAATTGAAAATACCTGGGAAGGTGTACGTGCAGCGGCCAAAAAAGCCGGAGCTGCATTTCCTGATGTTGTTTGTGCACAATGGGCACTTGAGTCGGGATGGGGGAAACATTTTTCAGGTAAATGGAATGCATTTGGTCTGAAAGGATCAGGTAGTGCGGTTAGCACCCAGGAATTTATCAATGGCAAGTGGATCACAATTACAGATAGCTTTATTGATTTCCCTGATTTAGAGACTTGTGTTTTCTATTTAGTTGATCGGTGGTACAAAGATTTTGGCCGGTTTAAAGGTGTTAACCGTGCCAAGACTCGCAATGAATGCGCTCAGCTATTGGTCGTTGAAAAATATGCAACTGATCCCGATTACAGCACAAAATTAATTCAGATCCTTGACCGACAGCTTGGTACAGCTGGAAACATTGAGAAGAAACCAGAAGCAGAAAAGAAAGATCGGTTTAATCCCTGGAGCCCATTTACATTTAAAGTAACGCCCAACATTACGTATGGCGAGCTCACACTCAACCAAGAGGCAAGGCGGTTTACCAAACAGTACCAATGCGACACAGCACTGGAGATTTGCGAGTTTCTTGAAAAAGTGCGTAGTGCGTTCGGCAATAAACCTTTGATCATTACCAGTGCCGCTCGACCGGAGCCCATCAATACACAAGTTGGTGGCGCCAAAAATAGCGAACATACCTACAACGCTCCCTCTAAAGGTGCGGTTGATTTTTATATCGAAGGCGCCAACATTTATGTCGTGCAAGATTGGTGCAACAAGAATTGGCCGTACTCATTGGGTTACGGCGCATTAAAAGGTTTTGTGCACATCGGTATTAGGGAAGGACGGCAACGTATTCGCTGGGACTACTGAGATGAAAAAATACAGGGAACCGCTCATTAGAGTGAATGTTTGCTGGCAAGTTGGAGACGAAAAAAAGTGCGTAACCCTGCCGAAAGAGCAGGCCTACGCAACAAGGGATTGGGTTGAAAGAGAAGGGGGCGTTTGCTTTTGGTTTCAAGCTTTGCCTGATTAATCAACGTTGTTTGGCGCGACCAATGACCAGAGCTGCGATCTCGATCAACTTATAGAGCTTGCCCACGAGTTTATCGTCGGAAGGAGTGGGGGTTAAAGCGCAAATTGCAGAAGCAGCGGCATGAATAGCCAGTGCAACTTCCAGATACTGATTAAGGTGTTCCATGACTGATCTATAGATCTGTTTACATTCTAAAGCTTGGTGTAAAGACTTTATTTAATCTTCATAAATACGGCAGCTTCTTTCCCAGGGATTGTTGTCACAGTACGTTTTGAATCTCTTTGCGGGACTTGGTGTACCCAGATGAAAGCGCCTGGAAAGTTTACAGACAATCCAGTTGTAAAAATTAATCACGGTACCGTTGCGAAGGGCACAAGAAAAGCAGGGAATCTGTCATCAACTTGATGTTCACGTTGCCAGGCTGCTTCCCATTCAGCTAACGAATGATCGTGCGCATCTTGACCATCATAAGTTTCTGTGTGGTCATTCAGAATAAAGTCATTGTTTTCTAACAGAATGTAGGCAAAATCTTCCAGCAATAAATTGAAATCTCCCGAGAGAAACTCAAGGACTACGGCAACTTCATAATCGAGCGGTTCATTACGTGTTGTAGATATGCACAACAGATAACTCCCAGGAGGCAACGGGTAGTAACGCTCGTCTCCTTTGTCTAATCTGTTGGGATCAAAGGTGTTGTATAGGTCTGACTGGGCATCCATCACGTGTCCAACGTATGGGTTGTACACTTTCCCGTCAATTGTTGTCGTGATGCTGTCATCCTGAAAGATTCCGCGTCCCTGGATGGGATTGAGATTCAGGTCATACACAGACGTATTGATGTACTTAGGCCTTGGACCGCCTTTAACCACAATGATCCAGGCCTGTGCCGTGATCGTAAAACTAAACCAGTGGTTATAGGTTCCACCTCCATAACCACCATTGGAATTTAAACTTGTATCACGACGACCAACAACCTGGTTCTTGGGCCCCAGGCTTCCTTTTAAGTTACGAATGGATAGTTGACTGAATTGACCCATGTTTAATGGGTTGTCTTGAGTTCGTTGCCGTTGAATATCTTGATTACGGGCCATTTATTACAGTTGAACCAATCAAACTATTCTACTCGTTCGGTATTTCTATATTTTCTGGAAACGTAATGGTATTACGAAACGCTTTATTGAACACCAGGGGTTGATCTTTGTTCTTGCCGTAAGCCATCAGCTTTTCCGCTTTGAACTCAATTTCAAATGGTTGGATGTCTTCTGGATAAAAGAGTTTGTTCCAACTTGAAATCAAGTGCAGTGGGTTGCCACATCTTGGGTTCCCGCATAGGTGTGTGACGACCATATTCCCGATGTCGCCCCAGGCACAGTTGTAAATAGCTTTATGAAAACTTAAGTTTTCAGCCTTTTGGTGGCTGTAGGCCGACCGATAGGACGGCATACAAATACGCTTGGGTGTGTACGGGCCAGGTGATTCGATTGTCCAGCACTCATCCGCAGATCCTCTGGTGACCTTTTGCCACAACTTTTGGTATCTGGCTTTGTACTCAACATTGAGGTAGTTAATGTCAAAACCACAGAGGTTTGATTGGATCTTGTGAACGCAGTGGTAGCACCAGTGGCGTTCCTTATCCCGTATGTAGTGGTTGTGTGGACAAACAAAACCCCGGTAGTAGCCCTTGACATCAAGCTCTTCATCGGAGAGATCGTCGATACCAACAACAAAACGAAAGTCCGTTGCTTTGGATGCCCTGCGTTCAGAACGATGGAGGTTTGCCATTTTAGAAAAGGGCAGGTGCACTAGGAATCATTCGCTCTCCCCTGGGCTTCACAACGTTTGCGTGACGTTTTTTGTTGAATTTTTGAGTTGGAATTAATTGTTTTCTGTTGTCTTTGTCAAAGTTCTTGTATTCATGCATGATATCTAGCTCAATGGGATCCTCTTGCGTACGCAGGAAATAAACGAGTCGGTGCGCCAGATAGACCGTGTTGTCGATGCAGACCATATAAAAGCCTGTCACCTTGTTCATGCGTCCAGCTTGAGTCCCAGCCTTATTACAAGCCTTGTCGACCACCCACTCCAAACCACTGGGGTACCGATCCGAAAGTTTGATCAGTTCTTGGACGCGCCAGAGGGGCGGCATGGGCTTGCGGTTACGAGACACGGCCTGTGAGTTGAGTGTTCCGAGATTTTACGGCGAACCAGCCACGGTGTCTAGTGCAGCAAAAAACTAAGAATCAAATAGGATTATTCTATATATAACTTAAATGACGCCGCTTGACCAAAGTGTATGTACTTTATTTCTCTTCACCCTCTTTTGCACCTTCTGAAACTTACAGTATTTTCCTAAAGTGTCATTTGTCTATAGGGGGGATATAGCGGGGTCTGATTCTTAGTTCTTATGCACCGCACCTAAGTCTCAACCTAAGACTCGTTATCCATAAAAAAGGAGCCCCTGGCGGGACCCCTCCTTCGCGACCTCGGAACTTTAGGGCTACTTCCGCCCGTAGTCGTCTTCCAGGCGAGTGATGTCCCCCTCATACAGGAGGTTACCCCTCTGGACCTCGATTAACCTGAGCTCGCAATCCCCTGCTTCCAAGCGGTGCCACTGGTCTTTGGGGATTGTGACGGTGACACCAGGGGCGGCGGGGATCGTCTCCTCACCAACGGTGATGGTCCCGGAACCACCAACAACCACCCAGTGCTCATCTCGATACTCATGCTTTTGCAGACTGAGACGCTGCTTGGCATGAACAACGATCACCTTCACCTGGTACTGAGGACCCGTGAGTATGCTCTCAAACCATCCCCAGGGTCTGGTCTCCGAATAGGTCATGCCGTGACCTCTGCCAGTTCCTTGGCCTTAGTAATGGCGGCCTTCTTCTTGCGCTTGCTGGTCTTAATTTGAGGCTCATCCACCTTGGTCAAAACTTCCTGGAACACATCGTTGAAGTCAGATGCGACCGTATCCCAGTTGAAGCAAGGATCCGTGACGCGGTCGTAGCACTTCTGCGCCACTTCATCAAGCATCTCACGGTTTTCGTAAAGATCTGTAAGGATGCTTGCCAGATGGTTGTCATCCGGGCATGGCATGATGCGACCAAAGTTGGTGTCCACATCTGCGTGGAGGTTGCGAATCAGAGGGCCGCAGCCGTCAAAGATTTCTTTACAGGAGGTGTGATCGGGTACCACCTGGGCCACACGGCAGGCAGCGTGTTCGAAGTTAACCAGACCCCAGCCTTCCCCTTTACAGGTGTTAACACCTACGTCAGCAACGTTGTAAATGGTGTTGAGTAGCTCCACATCCACGGAGGGACCATGGGGAGTGGGCGCTGTCATGATGATGCGACCGTTGGGATCCAGACCTTGACGGGTCATTTCCCGGTGGAAGAGGGGCATGATGTCCCAACCTTGGTCCTTTTGCCCCATGTGCAGGTAAAGCTTGGCGTCTGGCCTACCGACAGCAAATTTGGCAAAAGCGGAAATGGTGAGGTCAATCCGTTTGCGGAACTGGTTTCGATTCCCGTTGAAAACAATGAAGTCGTTGGGGTCCAGGTTGAGTTTTTTCCGTGCCTCTACCTTGTCAATGGGATAGAACTGACCAGCAGTCACACCGTGAGGCACCACCCAAATCGGCTTTTCAACCCCAGCCTTAATCGTTTCTTCTGCACCGAATTTGGTGTAGCAGATCGCTGCATCCCACTCATTCATGGTATCGGTCAAGCAGCCGTACCACCCATAGGAATCCATGGGGTAGTAACCCACAAACTTAAAACCGATCTGCTCCCTGAGATCTTTGATCTGACCCCACTGGTTGTTGATGATCCAACAGTCGTTAATCGTGAAGATCACATCGGGACGAATGCGTTCAGTGATTTCACGAATCCGGGCCTCACCAAAAGGCTGGTTTTGGTACATGTTGGAGGCGGGGTACATGAAGTACTCCTTTTGCAGCGGCGTGTAATCACCGTGCCAGTTGCAACCCAGTACATGGATTTCGTACTGATCCTTCAGGCGGCTCAGCACGTTTTCAGTTACACGAGCAAAGCCAGTGGTTGCAACAATGTCACCAACCCACAGCAGTTTGGGTTTATTTTCAGCCATTTAATTAATTATTGACTGAAAATAGTATACGAATTATTGAGGAGTTATAGACCTTACCAGCTCTTTCTCCTCTGATTGTTTCGCTTTTAGTTTCGTCTTTAAGAATTCGGCTGCCTTGTGAGTATTGGTTGTATCACCACAGGTGTAGAGATCAATAGCCGCATAACCCAACTCCGGCCAGGAGTGGATGGATGCATGGGATTCGGCCAACAATGCCAGAAGTGTTACCCCTTGCGGCTGAAATTTCTCACCAAAAACACGCAGGATTTTGGCACCCGCCATGTTGAGGGCTACCTGGAGTAGCCGCTCAAGCTCATCGTAATCATCGAGGAGTTCTTGATCACAGTCATAAAGATCAAGAATCAGGTGCCGCCCGTTGCTCACAGTTCGTTTGCTACCTCTTCCATTGTCGCACTAGATGCTTTATCTATCACGTCACCATAGAACGTACGCCATTCTTCCTTATTAAGACCCACTTCTACAAGGGATGGATATTGTTCGTACTTCGGACTGGACGCCCGCAGTGCGATGTTGACTACCCGCATGCCGCGACTGTTCTTGAATTGATAGACATTTAGCTTCAGCTGGTGAACACATACGTCCATCAACAGGGATTCAAAACGGCTACGGCCCAGGATGTTGCTGTTGGAACCACGAGAGAACTCACAGTAGCTGGCATACAACCACTTGTCCCAGTTGATGTACAGGTTTGAGACACCACCAGGTGCGTGCTTAGCCAGACCCACCGGAGACGAAATACCTGGATCAAAGACCACACAGTGCTGCATCCAATCCAAGATCTGGTTGGATTTCAGGATCTGCTCTTTGTGATGCTTGGCAAAGAAGTCAACTTTTTCGTTGGTCTCCATCAGATATTCCCGCATCTCAGCTTCCGTCATATCAAGAACCCAATTCACAAGTCCTGGAAGCAAAGCAGCAAATTCACCGAAGGGACGACCGTGATCATCCATATCGATGAGGGTACGTTGCTCGGCAGAGCTACCGGTGAAAGGCCGATCAAAAGGAATGGTGAGACGACGACGTGCCAAACCAGAAGTCGGATCAGTCGTTTGAATGGGTTCGTTGGCGGTGATCATGACCAGACCATTGAACTTAAACGGCTTCTGGCTCCCAGCCTGGAACTTGCGCTCATTACGAATTAGGTCACGACCGGTGATTGCTTTCAATACGGATACCGAACCGCCGTAACGTTCCACATCATTGAAGAGCAGAAGTTTTTTCTTATAGAGGTTGGCAGTTTCAAATCGGTTCTTCTCTAGATGCTCCAGCGAAGAAATCATGGCATTGTCATCACCCACCAGTGCGTGAGCCAAGTTGCTGTAGGTGGACTTACCGGACTTACCAGGTCCAACAATCTCAACAAACTTCTGGATATCGGAGTGACTCAGTAGTACCGCCCGCAACCAAGCCCTCAACACCTGGACTCGACCCCAGCTGTCATTTTGTGTGGACTTCAGCCACTTAATGATGGGCTCACATGCGGCGTAGGGATCGTATTCGTATGGCAATTGTTGTGTGATGTAGAGCTCACGGTTGAACGGCATGAGTTCCCGCGTCTCAACATTCAAGATTCCATTAGTAAACAACAGGTATTCATTCCCTTCATACCAATCGTCAAAAATAGTTGAAATCCTCAATTGCTCCATTAAGTCGGAGATGAGGTTCATGGAGTAACCGCTGTGCAGCAAACCATCCTTGATGGAATCCAACCGGCCTTTGATGTCGCCTTTGACTTCATATTCCGACAGTTGAGACCACAGCCCCTTCCGTTGATATTGATACATAAAGAATGCGCCATGCGATTGGCTGTAGCGCAGATTTCCCTGGTAATCCTGCAACAAGATTCCAGCGATCACATCAGAGGATGGATTACGTGTCTTTTGTTCTTTACCGTTGCGTCCCTTAGCCGCCTTTACTTTCCAGCCGCCTTGAATCACAGGTTTCTCTTCTGTCTCCACGGAATCTCCAGACGAGAGTCCCAAGTCTTCTTCCAGTTCTGTTAATAATTTTGCAACGTGATCAAGCATGGCATCATCTACATTCATTGACTTGTGATTTTGAGAGGGCTCCCAACCGTTCTCTTTGGCAACGTGCACGAGCGAACCAATGCCACGTCCACCACCTTTCGAGAAAGAACGCCAGCGCCTATGACATTCACCCTCTTGATACTTTTCTGATTGGCGAGACCATTCATCCCAGTGATCAAGCAGGGATTCATCTAGTGAATGGAGCGATTGACCCACCATGATCCAGATGTCGTAATCATCTGTTGCTTCTGGCGGCATGCCCCACATGGCTTCCAGTGCCAACTGCATATCCCTTTCCAAGGAGACTTCAGCGTTGATGGCAAAGGATGGACCAATGATGCGAGTGGTCTCTTTGGCGGGAACACCCTGCTTGACATTCTTCTGGATAATGCAATTCAGCAGCCAATCCGGAAACTCAGGCAGCTCCTGGATCCACTCAAACCCTTGGTCAGAAGCGGTGAAATATCCTTCCGTCTCTGGATGCAGTCCCATCAGCACCCCTTGGTGCCGCTTCCAGAGAATTTCTAGTTTTTCCTTTTCCCCTTCCGCGTGCCAGGTGTATTTGTTGCGGACAAGATGCTTGTGTTGATCGCGGGAAAGGCGATACAGTTTCCGCTCCCGACCTTCTTTACCACTGAGGATTGTCAGGGTATTGGGCAGTGCCTCATTAAATGACAGTTCCGACAGTGACTCAATGAGTGCGTAGACGGTTGGACCGTCAACATCAACCCAGATCAAACCATAGGGATGGTTGTAGACAGGACCACCAAGCAGACCAACTGCTTTGCAGCGGCCCAGCAACATTTCATTTTCTATCTCTTGCGGGCTGAATGGTTTGTTCTGCCACCCCGCGATGTATGGGTCTTTGTTTGGACCCAATGGAGTCAGGGGCCAATCAATGGGGATGTAATCGAGCCGAATTTCACCGGGCTTGAGAGCTTGCTGGTTGGTATTGGTCATGCCTGGTTACTCGTTCGAACTTCTACTTTAAAGTTTTTATCTGCAAAACTTGCCTCTTTCAATAGCCAGAAGGCGTGAAGATGCATGTCAGTGGGCAGATAAAAACAGTCCCCATCCGCCGCATTCATCATGCGACTCATGAGACTATTCATCCACTCACCCATACAGACGTTGATGTCCAACTTAGGAAGCCTCCCGAAGGTATTGGATTGCCTGAGAAAGGAGGTTTATGTCATCCTTAAAGAATCCAATGCCTTTATTGCACCGAGTACACAAAAGGCCACGGACCCTCCCGGTTGCATGACAGTGATCGACAGAAAATCGTTTGACGTGCCCATAGGAAGGGTTTTCAGTCTTGCATATCGCGCATTTATTCTGTTGGTTTTTTACTTTCTCTTCATATTCTGAAAGTGTAATTCCATACCTTTGTTTTAATTGAGTACTTGATTGTGTTTTTAAGTATTTTTCTCTATTTTTTTGCCTGTACAATGCTGATTCTTTTCGAGCACATTCTTTACATTGTGTTTTATATTTTTTGTTTCTTTTATGAAAACCGTATTTTTGAAGCTCTTTTGTTTGTTTACAGACGCGGCAGATTTGCCACAAACCGTTGAGGCCTGTGTCCATGGTGAGGGCTTGACTTGTTTGTCTTCTTATCCTACGGCGACCAATCCAGACGATCCATTACGAGTTTCTAAAAATCAGTAAGTCTCATCAGACTCATCTAGAGGATCAATCTTTTCAAATTGTTTCATTAGTCTCTGATACACCAGCAGAGCATCCTCCTTTGTCACCACGGCAGTTTGGCAGGCCACATCCCAGGCATGCCGTTTTCGATTCTCCAGTTTGTTCATCTTTGTACCACGGTGCAGTCAGCTGCATTGCTCCACCCAGTTTTTGTGATTCACCTGTTTGGAGCACAGGATCAATCGGATGTTCTCTATAGATTGGTTTGTTTTGTTTTTCAAGCTCAATCTCAGCCTGGATCCGATTATCCAACTCGATCATATCAAGCCTGGCTTTAAGTTTTGCCTCAAACCAAATACGTTTCCACCATTGAACAATGGCGTCAATCATGAGAAATAACAGTTGTTTCACGGAATGACCCTAAGTATCTTTAATTTAAAATAAGAAAATAGAAAAGCATAGTCACATGGCTGCTCCACGCCCCACTCCTGGCCGCGACCATTTAAATCGTTTGCGCTCAAGCCGCGCACAACAAAGATCTGCATCACCAAGCAGCCCAGATCAAGGGGATACCACTTGGAATTCGTATGACTGGGGACAAGGATGGGCCAAATCACCAGGTGGAGTAGGGCGTCAGCTTGGTTTATCGGGTCGTTCTTTAGGCGAATTTGCGCGTTTTGTTAATGCACAACAACGGCTTGCCAACGAACAGGAACATGGAGGCGATTGGGGATACAATCCTAAATACTCGGTTGAGAATATGCCGAGCTGGATTAAAGAGTTGTACGCATCTAAAGGCGCCTCTGGAGTTGATCAGGCTACTGGGACTAGTGGTACCGGCCAACGTGTAACAGGAGGCGGCTCCTCCAGTCAAGGAGCAAGCGGTTTAAGCTATGACCCTGCAGCAAAACCAGATTGGGAGCAACGTTACACGGGCGGTTATACAAATGTACTTCCATATGTCCGCAACACTTTGGGTTTAAAGGGCCGCGATCTTGGTAGGGTGATGCGTGCGTACAACCAACAATATCGCCGCAACCCAACCGAAAAATTTATTAATAACGATTTATTACAGAGCATGGGACTTTACAACCCCTATGCCCCAAACAACCCAGGCGGAATGCAACGAGGCTCAGGTCACTGGTAACAACACAGACAATTTTTTTTGAGGTTTAAACATGGCCACCCCAACACCCGCTCCATCGTTGAGTTCCTATCAGAGTTTACTTAATAAATTAAAGGCATCCAGAGCACAAACGTCGACAGGATCTACGACAACTTCTACGCCAGCCCCTACCGGCGGAAGTTTTATTGGTGGAAATTTTGCCAATGCATCCACTAGTCCAACTTCTGGGCTGCCCAAGAAACCAACACCTTCTCCTACGCCAAATCCATCATTTCCTTCTACGGGCGGTGGTTTTATTGGCGGTAATTTTGCTACTGCATCCACTCGTCCAATTAGCGGATTACCTCGCAAGCCATCACCTTTTCCCCGTTAATTTAAATTAAGTCAGGATCGTAAACATTACAGTTCTCAATTTGGGAATAGTATTCGGCTACGATCTTGCACCAATCTTCCCTTAACGAATCCAGGAATCGCCTGGAGATCTTAAAGACTTGAGTACGAACAGGCGTCGATACCAAGATGGCCGCCTGTTGTACTTTCATTCCAAGGGTCTGCTCGATAGCAATATCATACGCAGCAAGTTGCTTGCAAGTCTTTTTGAATTTCATGTGACCGCCTAAAAGATCACGCCATTCAGGCGAACCTTTCTCCAGGTCTTTGGGCCACTTGCGGCTATATGGTTTAACGCTGGTTTTTAAGTCAGCCAGCGTTAGTTTGTTATTGGCAACAGCAATAATATCAGGAGCACCAGCCCAAGCACGGCCTTCGTCATCACAACCCCAGACGCGAGCAACGTCATCAGCACCAATAGTAAAATCAAATTTATCCAGAACAGGGGACTCTGCCCAGAGAACTTCCTGGAATTGATCCAGGATTTTTGGCATTCCCGCCCAAAAGTCCGCATATTCTTCTTTGATCTCTGGATTTTTATTCCCCTTTAGATACTGTTCCATTCCATAGTGGATAGCAGTACCACGTTCCGCTGCGGCTTCTTTAACGCCTGGATTTGCCTTTGACCACATTTCAAGCTTCCGTTTGTTTGCTTCGGAAGCTGTTTCGCTGATGATTGTGGTTACGGACGGCGCAGGTCCAGTGGGTAACGGAGTTGTATAGTGACGTTTTCCGTTAAGTGTTATCCTGGCTGCGGTCCGATTAATTGACCGCATAACTTCTGGTTGCTCATCCTTGGCTTTAATCCAAGGATCCTCGTTATTTAGTTTAGCAACCATTAACAGGTTTTGTATATTGTCTATAATTTAGCAGGTTAAAAACTAAGAATGATTGAATTTGGGCGCATTGTTCTGACAATTCTGTCGGCTATGCTAATCACAGCACTGATTGAGCTAGTCCCACATTGGATCCGTTAACCAAAACACGGCTTTTCATCCAAGGTTGGTGGTCCTGCATGAGTGTATTGATGCAAATCTTGTGGAATTGCATTAAGGTGAACTGGGTTTGGGTCCTGGCATGGTGTGCAACATTAGCCGTTTTTATTACTGTGATCCTGACATTGACGTAAAAACGTTCATCCGCCTGGAAGAACACAGCAGAAACGGTGTCGCTTTTGACGATATCGAGACGCTAGAAGCGGATGAGTTTGAGGCAAAGCTCCTGGAAGAGCAGGAGCCTTACCTGCGTGTTGATCTTTAGACGGTCGCCAAATCGTAGGTGATCATCTCTTTGACCATGTCTTCAAAGGAGATGCGAGGCTCCCAGTTAAGCTCCCGGTAAGCCTTGGTGCAATCCCCCAGGAGAGTATCGACCTCAGCCGGACGATAGAACTGTGGGTTGATACTGATAATCGTTTTATCAAGCGTCCTACTAAAACCAATTTCATCAACGCCCTCACCTCGCCATTCCAAGTTGAGGTTCAGATAGTCCGCAGCAATCTCACAGAATTGACGAACGCTGTGTTGCATGCCCGTTGCGATCACATAATCTTTAGGCGTTTCTTGCTGCAGGATTAGGCGCATGGCATCCACATAGTCTTTGGCATGTCCCCAATCCCGTTTGGCCTCCAAGTTTCCCAGCTCAAGCACCGGGATTTTGTGGCGCATGACACCAACCAATCCCTTGGTGATCTTCTTAGTTACAAAATTGTCGCCCCGGATTGGGCTCTCATGGTTAAAGAGGATTCCGTTGGCGGCAAATAGGTCGTAGCTCTCGCGGTAATTGACGGTCAACCAATAGCCAAACAGTTTGGCCACACCGTATGGACTCCTGGGATAGAAACCTGTCTCTTCATTTTGAGGAAACGACTGCACCTTCCCAAACATTTCGGAGGTAGATGCCTGGTAGAACTTGGGCGACTTGGCTGCAGCACGGCATGCCTCTAGGACATTCATCACACCAATTGCGTTAGCCGATGCGGTGCTGACAGGAGACTTAAAGCTGACACCCACATGACTTTGGGCAGCCAAGTTGTACACCTCATCAGGAGCAAAGTCCTGGATAACCCTGGTCAAAGAAGGTGCATCAGTCAGGTCAGAATATTCAATTGTCACATCCTTGGGAATTTCACCACCAAAAACCCATTTGAGTTTGTCGAGATGGTTGGGTTGGGTATGGTTTCTTACGACGCCACAAACTTTGTAGCCATTATCGATCAGGTTACGCGCCAGATAGGAACCATCTTGGCCAGTGATTCCAGTGATCAGTGCTTTTTTCATTTGCAATATCTGCGTGGTTAAAGTATAACCATTAAAAAGACTATTAGTTATGACGGTGTTTGATTGGCCTCTCCAGAAAAATACGATTGGATGGAAGGAGCGCCTGGCACTGGCAAAATTTATCCTTACTTCTGATCGCTTCACCAACGGTCCCGAGTGCCGTCAATTTGAAGAAGAATGGAGCCAATGGCAAGGCGTACCGTATTCCTTGTATGTAGCCAATGGATCGGTCGCCAACTTCCTACTGCTTGATGCAGTACATGAATACTACTTTCCAGAGAAGGAGCAGCTGACCATTTTTGCGCCAGCCATCAACTGGGCAACAAACATCTCAACTTTCTGCCAGCAGCATCACAACGTTTACTTCTACGACATCGATTACGAAACCTACAGCCCCACCGTTGAATCAGCCAATCAACTCTCGGCCAAAGGCCTGGAGCCAGATGTTGTTTACTTGACGCACGTCCTTGGTATCTCCAATGACATGCAAAGGGTCAAGGAGTTGTGGCCTAATGCAATGATCATCGAGGATTGCTGCGAATCCCATGGCGCGCGTGACCTTAAGAGCGGAGTAAAAGTCGGTACAACAGGCGTTGGTTCAACCTTCTCCTTTTACTTTGGGCACCACATGACGACTGTCGAAGGTGGCATGGTGTGCATCAAGAACGAAGGATTGTACAACCTATTGCGTGCCAAGCGATCTCACGGTTTATCACGCGAGATGATTCCGTCCTATCGCGTTGAACTTCAAGATCGATACCCCGACGTTGACCCGACTTTCCTGTTCCCGACCAAGGGATACAACTTCCGCAACGTAGAAACAGGAGCTGTTTTGGGCCGCATCCAGCTGAAAAAGCTCGACGCTTGGAACGAGCAGCGTGCCAAGAACTATGAGTTGTTCCGCAAGGAAATGCTAAAGCGTCCTTGGTTTGAAACCTTACCCAAGGCGAAGGGCAACAGTGCCATGACCCTACCGTTCCATTGCACGGACGAAACAATTGCCACTGAAGTCAAGAAGTTTCTCCAGTTAATCGGTATTGAGACGCGCCCATTTCTGGTTGGTAATCTCTTGCGTCAACCCTTCATGGAGGACTATGAATCGGTCATCCCTCTTCCCAATAGTGAACGGATGCATACCAATTCTTTCTACATTGGCAACAACCACTTCATTAACGAAGCCGACATCTACAAACTTTCGGAGCAATTGGACAAATGCGGATACTGATTTGTAGCATCATCCGGAACCGGGAACCATTCTTGTTTGGATGGAAGGATCAAATCTTATGCCTCAAGGATGAAAACCCTGGCATTACGTTTGATCTTTCTGTCTTTGAGAATGACTCTACCGATGGAACGGTTGAGTACCTGCAAGAAATTGAGCCCGAGCTCAAGGAGGAACTAAACAAGGTCTGGATCCAAACCCGCAAAAAGGACTGGCCTTATTTCGGTTCAATTCGAGCCGAGGATCGGGTGAAGTACCTGGCCATGGCACGCAACGAATGCCTGGATCGAGCAGACAAAGAAGTTGGCCTCCAGTATTACGACAAGGTTGTTTTCATTGAACCTGACGTTGACTATGACCCCGAGCAGGTCAGCCAACTTTTTTGGGTGGACGACGACATTGCGTCGCCCTATAGCGTGCATCCCATGAACGTCCAGAGTCATCGCTGGATCTATGACAGCTGGGCAACCCGCATCAATCCAGAGGATGACATCTTCAAGGGTCCCCGCATCTTCGAGATGCCGCCCCGCCTTGACGTAGCATCAACCTTCAATTGTTTCTGCGTTTATCGTGCCAAGCCACTTGAGGAAGGTGCACGTTTCTCCGGCATCAACCCATATACCGATTCCTGGGACTGCGACACCACAAACATTTGTTATGAGTTTGCAGATCGAGGTTATGACAAGATTGGGCTCTACAATATTCTTTTAACCCACTTAGGAAACTAAGGCAAACCGTACTGTTTATTCAGGTTCACCGTATTTACGCATCATGGAAAAACTCCCAGAATATATGCAGGTGATTGAAGAGGGTAAAACCCTGGTCGCCAACCACAACAAACTTTTGGAAAGTTTATTGCTATCGAGGCAAGCTAATGACAACAACATTTATACTGACCAAACAACCAACGGAATCGCAGATGGCTCTTTCAGCGCAGGTGAAGGAATCAGTAGCACAGGCGACGGCACACCTGCGTGACGCCCTTGCGTTTGCTGCACGATCCGAACATCCGATTACAATTAGTTCATTGTCAGATCTTTTGATTCGTTGTGAATCATTAGAGCAGATGGATGAGATCATGCAGAAGTTTGGCTCATCCTCCAGTCGATCAGGCAACTTGCCCTCCCAAAACTTTGGCAAAGAGTGAACGGTATCGCTTAACAGAAGAGGATCGACTCCTCAGATACTTCGCGGAGCTGGAGCGGTTGATACCCAATCCTCCGGCCAATTGGGCTGTGAATGCTAAAGAATGTAAGTGGGCTAAAATATTGAAAGAAAGAAACAATAAGCCAGATGGCTGATATTAACCAACAGATTCTTGGTCAAGCGCTAGGCGGTCAGTTTGATGCCGCATCTTTTTATCGCGCTAAGAAGGCCGGTTTTTCTGACAGAGATATTATTAACGCAATCAACGCGTCGCCTTCATCTGCCACAGGCCAGATGAAGTTTATTGCACAAAACTATGAAAAAGCGTTATCGCAGACAGGTCCATCCAGATATCGCAGCGGTTCTTATAGCGCAGGCGGGCAGGAGTGGGGTCCTCAGTTGATGGTTACTCCTAACAAATACAACCCTCTTCTCGGCGGACGAGATCCTTACGGTGGAAAATTTTCAAACGTAATGACTGGCGAGGACCCTGGACAAAATTTTGCAAAACGCGGCATGAGTTTTGCGTACGGTCCCGTAAACGCACAGGATTATGTAAACGAGCAATATTGGAAGGGCCAAGTCAATGTAAACCCAGAAGTTAACTACCGCTGGAATACCGGAGACAGTTTGGACCCAGAACGCGACATCGACAATCAGTACGGTCGCCTTGCTGAGATGGACCTGGCTGGCCTAGGGGGCACCGAAGAATATAAAAAATTAGCGAGGCAGCGGGCAGAAGCATACGAAAAAGGAGGTACGTTAGCGGTTAATGAGTGGGGGGCCGGCTTACATGAAAGCGACCCTCGATTTGCTCAAATTGCACAAGATCCAAAAGCATATGCTGCTTACTTTACAGAAACGAGCCCGACTCGCGGTAGCTCTGAAGCAGCGCGTTGGATGGAAGAAGCACTTGGTGGTAAGGTCATGACACCTTTAGCAGGGGCACCAGGCAAGACAACAACCCCTGGCACACAACCCACCCAGCTTGCCGGCAAAGATTACAAGAATGTTCAAAGTGCTTTTAAAGCAGCACAAGAAACCGGACAGCGTTTTGGTACGGAAGACATCCGCGCTTTGCGTGAAAGCACTGGCCAAAGCACAAAACAAATTGTGAGGGGGCTGCGTGAGCAACGTGACGAGGCTGGTCAAACCGGTGGTGTATTGACGCAAGAAGCACGTGATATGTTCCGTGCAATCAAAGAGCCTCGCGGTGAAAGGCCAGAAGATAAGCCAACGCCAGAAAAAATGGAGAAGCGTCGGCAAGCAGCAAAAGTTGCCGGTAAAGTCGCTGGTGAAAAAGCAGCGCAAGGCGCTTCTAGAGCAACTGGTATGTAAAGCTTGCGGGTTCCTGGTTTGAATAAAAATGACTGAAGAAAACAAATATACAAAACCAGGATTGCGCAAGAGTATCAAAGATCGCGTGATGGCTGGTTCCAAGGGCGGCAAGCCGGGCCAGTGGAGTGCACGCAAGGCTCAGCTTGTTGCACAGGAATACGAGAAAGCAGGTGGCGGATACAGGGGTGGCAAAGACGAAAAGCAAAAGTCCTTAGAGAAGTGGGGCAAGGAGAAGTGGATGACCAAGGACGAATACGAAAAGCGCGGTAAAGCTAAAGCTGCCGCCAAGAAATATAAAGAAAGTAAATAAAGGTCAAGTATTAGGAATACTGTTATGGCAGACAAGGCTATACAAAAGGGATATACCAAGCGTTATCTACCAGAATCCGCCTGGGCCTCATTGTCCAAAGAGGAACGTCAAGAGACCGACCAAAAGAAACGCGCTGCTAGCCGCGAAGGAAAACAATTTGTACCAAATACTAGAAAAGCAAAACTTGCTGGACGCGCAGCCCGCCGTTACCGCGACAGTAAATCCTGATATGCTGACACATGGAGCAATACCGCTCTGGGACTAATAGTCGAAAAGTCCCTCCACGTTACAAACGTGGTGCTCAACAAAGCGCGGAAGGAAGTATGACCCCGGCTTAGTACACCGGGGTTTTTTATGTATAATACTTACGTTCCCGCTCTCTTTTAATCGGGCTGCAAGGGTACGACAAGGAACGTTGTATTAAATGAAGAGTCCCCTAGGCCGCATCGTAGATCATCGTAGGCGGATACTCTCGCCCTTCCAACAATAATGTCAGACTTTCCTTGTACTGGTTGCGGACTTTGTTGCAAAATGGTTGCCAATGTTCTGGCTAACGCAGCAAATGTACATGAGCCAATACTTAAAGATGCGTTAAATAGTTTTCCGTATCAAGCCAAGGAAGATGGAAGTTGCGAAATGCTAGTTGACGACCGTTGCTCTGTATACGAGAACAGACCTACGATCTGCAATATTGAAAGCATGCAAAAAATTTACGAGAAAACACAAGGCATCTCCAAGGAAGATTACTACACCCTTAACATTTCAATTTGCAATGCTTTGATTAAGGAGCAAGGATTGCCCCAAAAATATTTTATTCCCCATTTAGGCTCTTAATAGGGTAAGCTGTTTTTATCCGGGGATTAGCTCAGTTTGGCCAGAGCGCTGCGTTTGGGACGCAGATGCCGCAGGTTCAAATCCTGCATCTCCGATATCAACAATTCCAATAAATGCCTTATATTAATTACACGAATAAAAACTATGAATGCCCTGGAGAGATTCCAAGGAACGCATCAACAAGAATCGACAGAAGCTTCTGGAGTACAAGAAGACTCTGCAATGCGAGCAATGTGGGTTGAACGATCATCGTGTCCTTGAGTTTCACCACATCAAGGATAAGGATCAAAACGTTTCACGGATGGTGAGCACTGGGTTAAGCTGGCAAAGAATTGAAAATGAAATTAAAAAATGTATTCCATTGTGTTGTAACTGTCACAGGATAGAACACTTTAGACTGATACAAAAGGAAAAAACAAATGCTGTCAACCGATACACGCCTGAAGGTTCAGTTCATTTGCGATTGTATTGGTAAGGGCGCACCAGTTGAATTAAAGGATATGGCATGGGTGCAAAAACTTGCCACCCGTAATCCAACGGTGGATACCTGGCTTCGGCAAGCAAGACGCAAAGCTATACAGGCCGATCAACCCAGCAATGACCTGGATGATTTCTGTAATGCCTTGGACCTTGGTGAACCAGACCCCAGTGATCACCTAGTGGGACCACAAGATCCAGTGACATTAGCTGAGTGGTTTACCAGCAGACAGAAATGGTTTCGTGGACAAGCTGATTAAATTTTTGTCAACGGAAGAATAGTCCACCTGCTTCTGAGATACCCAACTCTGGAATGCTTAACGTACCAAATGGAGTTGGAAATTTCCATTTACTTCCCCGGCGACGAGCAGCTTCTGCCCGTGCCAACTGTGATTTAGCTGCTTGTTCGTCTGCTTTCTTATTTAATTTAGTTGAACCGCCTAGTTGCGAAACAACAGCAAGAGGATTAGCAATACGAAGACCACCAGCAACTGCTGGAAGAACAGCAGCAGTTGTTGCAGGCGCTAAGCGTTGAGCAAGTCCTGCTCCTGCACCAATGACTGGAGCGGCCGCTGTTCCAATTGCATATTCGGTAGCAACTTGTTGAGCCGCTTTGCGAAGATTGCCGGTTTCAACAGCTTGCCTGAAGGCGGGATCAAATAATGGAACAGAACCTGCTAAATCAGTTGTAGTATTAAAACCAGTCCCTATAGCTTGAGAAATTTTTGGTAGAGCTTTGTTGTATACTTCTGCTTGTTTTGCTTTAGCAGCAATATCAAGTAAAAGATCAGAAGAATTAACACCAGCGCTTTCTAAAACGCGCACAGTGTCACTATCCATCTGAGGACGTTGAATTGTTCCTTGAGGATTTGCGCCTAAATTTGCGGGGTTAAGATACGTTCTACCGCCTTCTCTAAAATCCATTGGCGCGGCAGACGTAAAACCTCCCATGCCTACACCACGCGCTTTATCAATTGCAGATCTAATAGAATTATCCGCATAAGTTAAGGCGTCTTCAAAAAAGTCAGGATCACTAGGAGGTGTCCAGCTTCCAAGAAGTGAATTTGTTGCTCTTGTTACAGGAGGTCTTTGGGGAGTTGAGGGACGCTCTCCCAACGTGTCTTCTAAAATTTGGAAGTTTTTAGGATTAGCTTTAGCTAATGCTTCATAAACGCGTCGATCTCGCTGGAACTCAGGGGAGTCAATATCTAAACCCTGTTCTGCATAATTTTGACGAACAAAATTTATATAACCAGGGTCTGTTTCACCCATTAGCTTTATCAAAGCATTCTTTTTAACATCCCATTCACCGCTTAATGCTCTTGCTTTAATTTGCTCAGGAGAGTTATAAGTAATTTGTTCTTGGGTTATTTTTTCTTTTAATGCAGGGACTGCGATTTCAGCAGCTTTATTGAGTTCTTGTTGCCACAAATTAGTGTCAACTGTAGGCACTAAAGGAGCATTCATCAACGAAAGAGGATTGCCATATGGAATCCCACCAGTGTTGTATCCACCTGCAATTTGTTGTGTAATTACCCGTGGCGGCCCATATTCATTATTCATGAATTGGTTAGCAGCCTCTGAGCGTATTGTTCTGCCTTGCCAGTTATCTTTATCAGACCACTCAACACTGCCTCCCCTCTTAAAAGCGTCCCAATTTGCCTGGACCTGATCGTAAAATTCTTGCCCTCTTTGGGCCATTGTATTAAATTCTTCTTGACTGATTGGAGGACTCAAGAAAGAAGCAACATTATTTGCGTCCCTAAACAAAGAACTTCCTTGTGCTGCACCACGTTGTTGCACAAGAGTACGTCCACTCATTCGTGCATTTCGCTTTGCATCTTCAATCCCTGCTTCATATGCAAGCGAAGGATCAGATGTAAATACCGGCGCTTGTTGAGTTAAATTTTCTAAGCCAATATTTTGAGCTGCCAGCGGTGTAGCACCAACATTTTCTGCAATCGTAATAAGTTCCTCGCCACGCAACGTATTTCCAACGTTGGCAAAGTCATGCATTGCATCGTGTAGTTTTAGCTCATTACCATAAGCCCTTCCTGTTGCCGGATTAATTACTGGCCCTGGATCTTGCCCCTCAAAATATTGATTAAGAAAACGTTTAGCTTTTTCTTGTACTGATTCAGTATCACGAATATTTACAGGTGGTTGTGTAAAATCAAACTCTCTGCCAAAAGGTTGATTTGAATTACTAGAAAATAAACCAGCTTCGTTTGGATTAACAGGAACTACTTTAGGATACAGCTCTTCCCAATCCGTAACAGGAAGACTACTTGCCGGACCAGAGTGAGGAACAATCTGTACGGCAGCGCCTGGTTTGTTAAAACGAATACCCTGACTTGTATCAACTGTTTTATCCCAAATTATATCGGATACATTACGAGTTGGGTATTGAGGTTGCGCAAGTCTTACTTGCTCTGTTTCGGCTGCTCGGTTATACAAACTTTGCAGATCAGGAGAGAGAGGTTCGCCTGTTTTAGTTGAACGAAGAATTGCAGCGTTTAATTTTACGCGTTCTGCAGGAGTTAATTCCATCAACCGTTCCGCAATGTAGCTTTAACAAACCAAGCAGCCTTAAAGGCTTGACCACACAGCTCAGCCATGTAGTTTTGGATATCAATGGCACCCACCTTGGCAGCAACGGGCTCCAACTTTTTGGTCTTCATGCCCAGCTCTTCCAGGTTTTTGTAGTACGTGGTGAGCTGATCGGTTCCCTTATAGCTGGTAACGTGTTGGATGCCAGGACCAGCATCAGCCAGCCCCCTGGCGCACATAGGCATCAGGTAGTCCATGGACCTGATGAATTCCGACAAAGTATCGAACTGAGTTTGATGAGCCTCGTACTGATCTCCAAGGAAGGCATGCACCCCGAGGAAGTTCGACCCCTCGTAGTTCAGGTGAATGAGATGGGCTTGTGTCTGAAGTTCCTTGAGGTAGGAAGCCAGGGAGATGCACTGCTGGATAAAAGCCCCGACATCACCATTCTTTGAACGGGCAGGACCTTTTGGTTTGGATTGAGGCTCTGGAACAGCTTGCATCGGCGCTGTTTCAGGAGCAGGAACTGTTTGAGGACCAGGAGTATACATGGTTTTTAATCAGTAATAGCAGTCTATCAAAGAGAAATTTCTTCCCAATCTAAAGCTGCATAGACATCGTCACCTGCAACTCTTGTTTGAACAAGCAAAGTAAATTCCTCTGGCGTACCAGCCAGACCATCACGTTGCAGCTGAAACTGGAAGAGTGCTTCTTTCAAGATGTCAAGTGCATTGGCACTCTGAGTAGTGGATGAGATGTAACCTTTGGCAAGAGTACGCCCCCCACTGGAACTAACGCCGCTTAAGTTGTATTCAACAGAAGACGTATCTCCTGCGCTGGTCCAAGTACCACCCGATGTTGTGGCGTTGGCTTGCAGTCTCCATTCAAAGAACGCATTATTGCCATCGCCCAAGATGCTTACCGCAGTTGGGATAACAATGGCATCAAGTCGATTAGGACTTGTTTTAAGACGAATGGAAACAACAGGATATTGCACACCGGTTGCAGTCAAGTCTCTTGGAGTACTGATTGGAGTACCGATAGCATTTTGCCTACCACGCAACTCGTACCCACCTTCTGAAATAACTGTTGAGCAAACTTGTTTTAATGTGCTAATACTTGCAGTCGTATTTAAGTTTTCAATTTCATAACGCAACGGAAGTGATGCCGTAGTGATGTAAGTAGCAGTGATGAAGTTAGCGTGGTGGAATGAATGACAATGAATAAAAATACCATCAATTACAAAACCAAGGCGAACAGTACCAAGACCAAGCCACTCCACATCCATCCAGAGGATTTGTGCTTTGGTAATATCTAACGTTTTACCAGAAGGACCGGTGCCATCTAGTTTGTCAATATTCCAGCTGCTTTGATTTACTACAGTTTCTGTAGCTGCACCAGTTACATAACTTCTTTCAACAAAACTCAGAGTTGAATTTTGTAATTGTAAGTAAAGCCCATTGTCACTACCAAAGTAACCAACCCGCTGACGCAGGTTGGTCTTAGCAGGATTCATAACAAAAGTTGTAAGAATTAAAAGTGACTTCCCTGGCTGGTAAGAAAATACTTTTTTGGTTTCACGTTTGACGTATGCACCTGAGGTGGTAGGTACATTAAGAGCAACAAGACCAGCATTGGCATCAAACGTTGCATCGGATCCAACACCAGTAGCTGTAGCCCAAAGACCATTGTCTTGATAACGATGACTGGAATCAAAAAGAGTTAGTGGATTAGATACGCGAGCACGACCAAAAGCATCAGCAGCCGTAGTGCCAGCAGGTGTTATAGAAACAGGATATCCACTGACTGTTGTGACTTCTAAAGGGCGCCCACTACAGGTCTGAACCTTTTCAACGTGATACAAGTGTGTATCAGTTGGGTCTCTGTAATTAGGCATAACGTGTTTACACTTTTTATTATTCTAAGTTGAATAAGTTAATACAAAAAAGCAGTGACCTAACGGCCACTGCAAAGTAAACGTTTCAATGAATCAATCGTTATTTACATTCTGCAGTAGTTTGATTAGTTTTTGGTTTTCATCAGCATTCTTTTGGTAGAACTGCCAGTTGTCATAGACCACTTCAAGTAGTACTTCAAAGAATTCATCACCAGACAGGACGTTGGTATCAACAAATTCACTGACGGTATCTGCCAGATATTCACGCAGCCGTTCTTTTGACTTGGCCTTGGACTCTTGGAAGAACATGGAAGTCTTAGTACCAGCACCTAAGAGCACGTCAGCTTCTGGTTTGAAGTTGTTTTTGATGTAGTTGCTCATTTGCTCAGAAGATTCACGAGCACTTTTGGCGTCTTGAGGAGCGGGAGTCTTTAGTTTATTTGGAAACTCGTTAAAGGCTTCTTTATAGATTTGATCAAGATTGGTAATGCTTTCCAAAGTAAGTGGCGAGATCGGTTACAGCTTGATGATACCCCTCTAGCCAACCATCTGGTTTTGGATGTTTACATTTCGGATCATTTTGTTGTGTTACATAGGAGATGTAATTAATGTCCAGTTGCCTTAGGGCACCTGTAAAAGATTGATCATCCATAAAAAAAAGAGGATGCTTCTATGTTGAAACACCCTCCCATTCTAAGTTGTAGTCAAGATTACGTTCTTAAGAAACAATGACTTCCTGACTTTCAAACTTACCAGCTTCTAGGTCTGCAACAAATTGAAGGCGACGGAAATATTCATCACGGCAGTAAGGAGCTGCTTCATTAATGGCAAAGGCTGTCCACAGTCCAGTGTACAAACCATCTTGCCGTCTGGAGCACTGGTACATATGCTCCATGAAATCAGCCTTGCGTTGTTCCGCAGCTGCATCCCAGTTGGCAAGTTGCTCTTTTAGCCAAGGCGTATCAAAAGCACCAGCAGTATTCAGTTTCTTAGCGAGGTCTTCAGTCATTGAAATTGATTGCTGTTACAGAAGTATAGACACCTTTGACGCTGGGGCTCGCTTCAAAGAGAAGATTATCAAGTTCTTCTTGAAGGCCTTCTGCGATTTCATCGGCAGTCTTGCCACCGAAAGAATTGTATTCAACGTCCAGGTCAACCGCAAACGATACAGTTAACGTTGGTACAGCAACCTTTTCCATTGAGAGAAGTAAAGACTTAGTTACTGTAGCAGTAATTTAATTTTTACTGACCGTACAGACGCTCAAGCGAATGAGCTTGATGATCCTGGTAATAACCAAGCCGTTGTTGAATAAGGTTGTAGTAATTGATGGCGGCATCGACCATCTCTTCTGCGTCCATAGATGCAGCAAGGTTTTCATTAGAAAGCATGGCTGCCGTCAAAATGACAACACCATGCTCAATCTTGGAACCAATGGTTGCAGACAGGGGAGTCCCATCGCTGGTAAACCCAGCAATCATTTTGTTGAGAACTGGATCACCGCCCATAAGACTCCTTTGCGTGTCTACTTATTGTATTGCAGCTTATTTATCTCCCCGTGCGGTGACATACCAATAAGCATGACGTGCATTCTGGTGGAACCGTTTGCCAGATAACAACTTGAGCTTGCGTTCTTCTAGCTCATCCAACTTGGATTCTTGGTAAAGAGGCAAGTCTTTACCATCTTCACAGATCATGCTGATCTCGATATCAATCATGTCGATTTGCATCTGGAAGTCATCGACCGATTGCTGGTGACAACACATCATGATATGTGCGTCTTCTAGATCAGTCGGCGGAGTCAAGTTCCGGTAGAAACTCTCCGTGATATTCGGGTGCTTGTGCTTCCATCCGCTTGGTAGAGAAGAGACGGTTTTTTCGGATTGCATACTGTTGTTCAACTTTGACTCCTTGGGGGAGGTGTTCACCGTTTTGGTAAGCGTCACGGATGGCATCAAGATTGGGGAGGGTTTCGAGTTTTGTTTTGGGTTCAGTTCGTTCTGAGAGAACTTCTCCTGACATTGAACGTACCACGATTCTCTTGGTTGTGGTGACTTCCTGCTGGATGCAGTATTTAGATCTTTCGTCAGTGTGCCAAAACTCCGGATCCGATGTGATCTCGACCGTGAGCTCCTTCTTTTTGGAGAGGACAAACTCATAGTTTCTGCCTTGGATTCGATTTGAGTCAAGCGGCAGTGCCCGCCGCAACCAGCTTAGTAGATTTTTCAATTGGTTAAGCTGGCTCTCATGATGGCGCTTGGCCTGGCTAATGAGGTCGCCTTCCTTCTTGATGCGCTCTAGGGCGTCCTCGTGGGAAGCCATTGCGTAATAGATGCGATCAATCTTTTCAGATCGCATGAGTGCACAAGCTTCCAGCTCAGCCTTTGCCAATTCTTGGGACTCAGGAGTGAGGAGAGGAAGAGAGCGTTCCAGGGCACCATAGTGCTCGTAAAGCTTGATGATGTTGAGATCTTCAAGTTTAGTTTGAGTGATCTTGGACATGATCAAATGGTGTTGAATTGGGATTGAAGTTTGTTGAGCACATAGGTCAGCAGCATTCCTGCCGCTGCCCAAAGTAAATCTTTAACAACAGGAATAACAATGCCAAGGATGGATTCAAACATGATGAAATGAAATGAGTTGGATGGTCAGTTTAAAGTCATGACCAGGACCATGAATCAATCGTTGGCAATACCGTTAAGACCAGCTTTGGTAATGGTTACCAAGTTACTGATGTAATCAGTAAGTGCATCAACCTTTGCACTAAGTGATTGGACTTCTGCCATTAGCTCTTCCCTGGTGGGAGTGATACCAAAGATCTCAACCGTTGCTTCTTTCAAAGCCTCCGGATTGTTGCTCTTTTGGTAACGCCGACAGTCATCATTGGTTGTGTACACAGCTTCCTGGTACAGATCCAAGATTGTTTTGAAGTCTGCATTACCAACACCTTCTTCTGCCATGATGTTGCAGGTGTCTAAGTACAGCTTGGCAGAAGCACGAATGTTCTTATTAAAGAACTCACTGTACTGTTCAGACGTTAAACCGTAAGTGTCAATCGACATGAGAGTCAAGAGCATTGTGTAATGCGTCAAGCATAAAGGCTTTTTGACCTTCTTCACCAAGGGATGTCCAGTACTCCATCTCTGGATCTGTTTCATCCCAGGTGACGGTGATAGTCATGGTGCCATCCGGCTCATCAAGGCATTCAATCTTGAGCTTTTCGATCCAGTTCAGATTCGACATGGCTAATGAGGACATTGATTGCGTAGTCTTCGTGGTGCATCTTAAGGTCAGCGGCTAGCTTGACAAGCTCCCAGTGGGTGTCTTCAGGGATTTCAAGGTCATAACATTTGTCGCCAGGGATTGATGAAATGCGTGGTTGCATGGCTAGTTGACGTGCGTATTCAAGGATGTCATCAAAGATTAAATCACTCATTTCTTAATTGCAGACTTGAGTTGTGGTAATGAGGTGCCAGGAAATGGAGCATAACCAGCCTCCATCATATTGAAGAACAGATCCCAGGCATCGTTCTGTGTGAACACCTCCTTAGGTTTGTAGGTACGCCAATGGCTAAGCGGAGCCTGCGCACCAGATTTGGTGTGAAGCAAAACAAAGCGTCCATCACTGGTGTGATCCACAGGCGGTGCATACCACCAAGCCACACACTTATCAGGTGTGCCACTGGGGCTGGCATTCCTTACTTCCGTGCGTTTGCATAGAAGCTCCCTGTACTTGTTGAACCAAGTCAGGTGGATGCACCAGGGCTTGAATCCCTGGATCTCTTCTTTGAAAGTAGCAAGGTTACCGAGCTGACGTTGAAAGGACCCACACGAGCATGTAGGTTCGCCAAAGATGGGCCGTTGTTCAGAACTTTCATCCAGTTCAGAGTCCATATCAAGCGGCCGATCCGCAAGCCGCATTCCGTCTGGCGCAACCAAATGGCCCAGGTCGGTCTGATCAGACTGAAGAAGGGTCGTGACTTTAGCTGGGTCTGACAGATGAATGAATTTGTCAGCCCAATGCGCCTGAAGCTTGGCATTGGAACTCAGGTGTCCGAGTGCGTGCGTGTAGTTCCAGCCCTTAAACAGTATATAAGCATTGTGATGCCATACACTAGGGCCACGATAGTTGGGGCCAAGATACGAAAAGAAATCCTTAATACGGTTAGTGTAATGCTGGAATGCCTTGCAAATTAATTCCCGGTTGTAAGTCTGCTGACTACCATCATGACGCACCACAAGGCAATCATCACCTCGCAGATAGATCCCAGCAATGCCGGTGTCATCAAAATCCTGGTAGGCACGGCGGATGTTCGTGCGTGTGTAGATACACGCCTGCGCCGCATTGAGTTCCGTCTGGAGTGGAGTGGACATTGGGTTGAGTTGGGTTGAGTGAATGAGGAGTTAGACGTGCCAGAAGGAGTCGTCCTCCTGGTTCCTCTCCTTGAGCGTAGCATCATGCTTGGCCTTTTGGTAGGCGGCTTTCCCCATTCGATAGGTTCCATAAAGAACGGCTGCCCAGCAAACGGGGTTACCAAGGATAGCTGCAATTGAACCAGCGACAACTGCTGTTGCGCCTGCGGTTTTGAGAGCGGACTTTTCTTCAGGTTTCATTGTGTGATTGTTAACACAAACGGAAAGTTTGAATGTGTTTTAAATAGATGAGTAGAATTAGTGTAACAATTTAATACACAATGGACGAAATCAAGTACGTACCGTTAACCAAATTCCAGATTGAACCAACGCTTGATGATAAGTTTTGGTTAGAAAAAATCAAACGGTCAATTCAGGATTGTGATTCGGTAAGTGCCTTGAAAGAAATGGCGACCTTGCTTGCGCAGATCGCCACGAATCGTCAAGGTGTTATTCGTGGGTTGGTCCAAGACATGTTCATCTTCAACAATGTTTCAGTTGAACCTGACGGTTTGGCCAACCCAGAAATCAAACCTTAAAGACCCTCGTCCTCACCAGTCATGGGGTCACGAGCAGGCAGTGCCTTGACTTCAAGTGCATCCGTGGTACGGGACACAGGAAGAATCTCAACACCTTGCTTGATGCCATAGGCACCACCCAGCTTCTCAGCATCCTGCTTGGCATGCTGATTGATGTAATCGTTGAACATCTCCTGGAACTTCCAGGTTGATTCACGATCTTCATCGGGAATCGAGAGACGGCTCAGTGATTCAATCGCTGCATCCTGATTGCTGTAATCAGGAATCTCAAAGGATTCAATGGCGCAGATCTCTACGTTGTTTGCACCACGCATGTCATTGACAAGCACCGGGCAGAACACCGTAGTGGCATAAAACTTCTCATTGAAGCTCAGCGGAATCTCAGAGTCCAGTGCTTTTGACAGACACTTGGACATCTCCTTTTCATACATCCGAATCTTCTCAGATGCATCAGTGCCATTGAGACCCTTCAGCGTGAGCACCATGGGGATGTCATGGGCACGCTTGTTGTCCTGGGTAACGATATAGATCAGATACTTTGTACGCACACTGTACTTACGCTTGTACATCTCGCCCTTGCTGTTGGCAAGGTCGGCTGCAATCTTATCGGCTTCCCAAAGTTCTTTGACTTCAGGTGAATCAAATGTGCCAACCACCTGTCGCATTCCAGTGGTTTCTTCCACCATCAAAGGTGAACGCAGCAGAACCTGAACACGTGGCTCAGTAAAGTTCAGTCCTTCCTCGATGGAAGTATTAGGCGCCATGCCAAAGGTTTGTTTGTAGTCCCAGATGACAGAGCCCTTGACAAAATCCGATTCAGTGGCTGTCCACTTGCAGTTGTCCAGATCAGATTTACGAACAAACCAACCGCGTGTTTTTGATTTGTTGAGGGGTTGAATGGTGACAAGGTTTTGGTAGCCAGATACAAATTCCTTGGATTGAAACATCCGGAAGGAATCAAGTCCTCGGGTTGCAAGCGCAGTGGTTTTCTTGGTGGTCATGGAAGAGGTCATTGTTAGTTCGTAGTCAGGAGTGGACAGTTTTACGTCATGTCCAGGACGTGCCATCAGGTTAGTTGGTCTTGCTGCAAAGGCAAAGCAGTGACTAGATTTTCTTTACATTCAAAGTAATCTTTAGCAGCTTGGGCCATAGCGCCATAGATGTTGTCATCATGATGGCCGCAGCCACGCATGAAGTCCACCATTTGCCGCACTAATTCGTCCGTAAAAACCGCATTGAAAGTTACGGTGATACGGGTGGTTCCATCAATGTGCTGCAGAACAAACTGATCGTTGGTTGTTTGCACCTCAGTCATCAGAAGGGAGCCTCTTCAAGATCGGGTGCATTGCCGTAGTGTCCTGGCAGGTCTGGCAGTCCACCACCGGAAGCAACGTTCCAGGGGTCTTGGTTGTCTTCAGCAGTGCGGCCACCCCAGAGCGGTGCCACGTTGTCAGAACTGGCAACCACAGTTTGAGATCGGATGGTTTGTGATGCTGTATCACCGGATGCTTTTGGAGCAAGGGTCATGGATACCAGCTGGATCTTGGTGGCGTAGCGCCGCTGGTTGCTTTCTTTGTCTTGCCACGCATCAGTCACCAATCTGCCATTGATAGTCAGGCCAGTTCCTTTGCGCGTGAAGTCAACAAGCAGTTGAGCATTATTCAGTTTGTCGTTGTGTGAATTGATGGCATAGAAATTGAAGAGGTCAGCTTGATTCCGGCCAGTGTTCACAGACAGCGTCTGATTGCAAATCATCAGACCATCTGCCGTTGTCTTGAAGGCACGGGCATCGTCCTGCTGGATGTCCTTGACACAACGTCCACTAAGGATAACTGTATTTAAGATGGGGAATGCTTCTGTGACAGGAGCAATGACACCACCGTGAAGTGAATAGGTGCGTGACTCCAGATCAAAACGCAGCTTGGCGCCATGGATGTAGATCAATGCACCTTTTGGTGTACGTGCAAAACGCTCAGAGTTTTTGCCATAAACATTGAGTTCGATTGGAGTTGCAGCTTTGTTACCTACTGGAGGCAACAAAACATTACAGCGCAGTGCAGTTGAAGTAGCCGAGGTATAAACCTCACGCGGTTCTTCAGTGGTCTGCGCACAAACAAAAGCTTGGTTCATGATGTTCCAAAGGGTTGTGTGAGAGGCAGTTTAACGTCTTACCTCAAGGACGAGACCACAACTTCACCATTTGAATCTATGGGTCGACCTTCTCGATCCCAACATTGATGACAATCAGGACACTGATAATGATGACAGCGGTCAGTGCCGAGATACTCCACGCCAAATACACGACTAAAGAACTTCGAATCGGGTGAATAATAACCCTTATCAATTGACTCTTGTGGGATATAAGAAATTACCCAGTTTGCATTACAGCTGGGACAGTTCTCTAGCTTGGTGATGTCCATGGTGTTAGTGCGTTTCTGCCCATGACGAGCCTACGCGAGAGTCGCCTTCTATAAGACAACGGAACTTAAAGAATTCCTGAGCTTGCGGGAAAGCAAGCATGGCTTGTTCTCGGATTGCTTCAGTGTGTTGAGGCTTGCATGCAATCTGAACTTCATCATGCACCATCAACAGTTGTTGCCAGTCATTGTCATACTCCAAACCAAGATTGTTCTTGATGTTGTTTTGGATGTTGATGACAACTTGCTTCATCAAGATTGCACCAGCTGATTGCAACAACACATTCAATCCTTTAAATGCAGAACGGCAATACAACTGACGGCGATCCAAACCAATGAGGTAACCACGTAGACCAATTGTTTTATCAATCTCCAACTTCAATGCTTTCAATGCTGGTACACCACGCATGAAACCATCGATAGCATCACGGCCAAGCATGCGGAGTTCATCTTCATCTTTCAAGTTGGGATCAATGATTGAACCAGCCTTGACAGATCCACATCCATAGAGCATGCCGTAGAGCAAACGCTTGCTGATGTCCCTGGTCTCTACACCAAATTGTTTTTGGTTGTAGGTATGGATGTCAATGGATTCATCAGTTACCAGACGAGCGTATTCTCCGTCATCCCAGATTGCCAAGTATCCAGCAAGGCAACGTAACTCAAGTGCTTTAGCGTCAATACCAATGAGATCCCACCCGTCAGGAGGAGTGAACAAACTTCGACACTCCTTTCCATAGGGGGAGTAACCTGCTGGGACCTGACCCATATTTGGATTGCGGTGTGAACAGCGCCCAGTAATGCAACCGTTAGTAATAACGTCGCCGTGGATACGACCAGTGTCATTGTTGTACAGCTTGATCCAAGAGTTGTTGCCACTAGCAATTTGACCAAGACGCTTTTTGACCAACATGTATTCAGTCAGAGGTTTGGCTTCTGGATAAGGCAGTTGTTCTAGTACCTCATCATTAACAATTGGATTTCCTTTCTCAGTAAACTTCTCTGGTTTCCATCCGTACTTGCTGCCAAGTCGATCAACAATCTGCTCACGAGATCCTGGATTGAACTCTTCGTAGCTGACTTTGGTGAAAGGTTGTCCTTTGACATAACCACGTTTAACGTTGTTGACCTTTGGTACAAACACCTGTTCGTGTTTGATAGGTGGAAAAATTTGTTTTAGCTGTGCCTCAAGTTCTGTTTCTTTTGCTCGCAGCACATCCACCAAATCAAGAGCAGCATCCAAATCGAAAGGAACACCTGATCGAATTTGTTTGTTAATCGCCAAAGCAAAGTCGTGCTCCAAGAGTAGGGATGATTCCGGGTAGTTTTGCGTGGCGATGAGCTGCCAAAGATTGAAGGTAACTGCCACGTCTTGGACGCAGTAGTCAAGCATCTCTTGGCTGTACTCCGTAAAGTCTTTGAAGTCGATCTTATGGGTGGCCAAGCGCCATCCCCAAGCCTTAAGTGATGCGGATCCACATAGGTTCTTTGGAACCTGCGGATATTGTTCCGTGTCAAGTTCATAGAGTACCTCCTTGGGCCAGATCAAACGAGTGCAGATGAGTGTGTCAATAATGCGTGCGTTGATTTCTACATCAGGAAATAGTTTCTTTAAGACTGGGATGTCATAAAAACAAATGTTGTGGCCAATAAGAACATCAGCACGACTGAGATGCTCAAGAGCAGAGTCGATGCTGCCAGGATCAAAAGACAAAAAGTTCCCACTGTGGATGTCATAGAGGACAATGCAGTGAACTTTGGAAGCTTTGTCATAAAGTCCATCCGTCTCAATGTCAAAGACGTACCAAGTTTCACTTTCTGAACTGGGCTTCATCTCGAACCTGGAGTTCTTCACTGGCAAGGCTGGTGTCATTTTTGTTAATCCACGTCAAGATCTGTTGTGCCCCAGCGCGATATGGATGGGAAAAGATCTTGCTCAGAGCTACTTCTGAATCTAGCGGAATTAACTGAAAAGAATTAGAGGAGGCACAGGCGGTAATAGCAAATGGCATGCCGTCCTTCCATGTAGCAATGACGTAAGACATAAGAAATGAAAGACCGGACAGATGATATCCGATCTTCCATTCGTGGCAAGTGCCTTCAAGTTATCTTCTGGTTTGATTTGCCGTATCCAACAAATCCCCCCTCCTTCTTACGTTGAGATATGGCTTGGCTTGCTTCGCTGCCAGCCTTCTGGGAACCATGGACCAACAGTGCAAAGTGCTTGTCGCCCAAGCAATGGCTGTCGTCATGGTCAATCTCAAGGCCAAGCTCTGCGGCCTGTTCTTCTGTGTACACAACGTGAGAAACCCGTTGGTACACATCGGGATACTTGTCAAGCAAGTAGTCAAGCGTACCACCGTGCGATGCCGTGAGATAAAAGTTGGATGGGATCATGTCCCGCAGGTTGTACCACATCCCAAGGGACTTGGTGTAGGCATAGAACTTTTGTTCGGGTCTGCCTTGAGCAACCATCATCCAAGCCTTCATGTAGTTCTCAGTCCAGAAATCACCAGATTCATGGATACGAATCAGTTTCTTGGGTGGGTGCATCAACAGTGAAAGGTCAATCAGATCACGCAACAGCATGGCCTGGTTCCCATTCATGTGAATGGTTTCACGCAGCAAATCCCAGTTGTGCCAGCGTGCTTCTCGTACGTTAGGCCGTACCTCTGACATAGCAGCAAAGCAACGAAAGTCCCGTTCTGCTGTGACGCCTGTGTACTGAGGCAGATCAGTGATGGCACCAGTGGTGCGATCAGCAAAGGTCTTGCACACACCGGCGTGTGGGCAGGAATAGCCAGCGGGCAGGCTAAAGATCAAGCGGTTGCTGAGCTTGCCATTGCCCTTGGAAAACTTGAGTAGTTTCATGGTTGAGTTGAGTTGTGGGGTAAGCAGTTTAACGTCATGCTTAGGACGAAATTTAATTGTTATTAGTTGCGCATGTAATACTCTTTTTGTATATTAAGGGGCACACCGGCGTCATCAAAATCTTCAGGGTGTATTCCCTGGACAGTTAATTCATCTTCTTCGTCAACTCCTGGGATAACCAACCCAGTACCAATAGCATCAAGCAGTGACGAATCAAGGGCCAAATCCCTTAACTTATATGCCAAAAGAGCAACCTCTCTTGCACCTGCCATTTGCAAATCGTTTTCTTTGGATCCATACATGAGAAACAAACCAGCTGCTTGGTAATACAATGTTTCATTCTCCTCAGAATTTGGAGACATTGGATTTGCTTTAGCCAAAAGATCTCTGGCTTGTTGCAAAGCGTCTGCACGGGTAACACCCTCTTTGCGTTGAAAGAATGTGGCACTCATTGTGTTGAATGATTAGTTTTATTTATGGGTGAGTTTAAGGACATCCCAGGTCCATAATGGTATGGGGTGTAGAAGAGCAGCGTCAACCCCGAGGGAATCAGAGTTTCTGCTGCTTCCTCTGGTTGGTAACTGAATGACCTTGCGGCTTGATCACCGTGAGGTCACACCCTCATATGTTACGGCACGAACGACATCAGATACATCAATCGTCATATAGTTTCCGTATCAATAAATACAGAACCCATGACGTTAACGTATCGTGGTTGCAAATACAACCAAGAGGAGCAGGCACAGAAAGACAGAGCCTGGTGGAACTTGGCCCACCGTCCCTGGCTTTGCCTGACGTACCGTAACATCTGCTACTTTCCTTTTGTTACTGGAGGTCAAATCAAATGAACAAAGCACTGATCGTCTACCTGGTGGACAAGCGGAAAAAGCAAGTACGCAAAAATGTGGAGTCCAAGCATGCCGTCACTGCATTAAAAAAACAAAGCGCCGCGACCTTCTGATCGCCACTCTTTGAGTTCATCAGTCTTCTGCAAAGGCTGCTTCTCCAATGATGGGGAATTCTTTGCAGAAGATTCTTTTGATTTCTCTGGCAATTTGTTGGTGCTCGAGTTGGGTTCCATTGGAGCAGCGGAGATCAAGATAGTGGATCCACGACCTGAGTGTACCGTTCATGAACAGACGGGTCTGTGTCGATAATGGCAGAATGGAGCGAGCACATTCCTTAGCAATACCATTGCTTACCATCTCGCGATACAAATGTTCTGCGTTTTCATACAATTCACTGATGCGTCGATAATAATTACCAACAAGATCAGGAGATAAGTCATCAATACTGTTTTGCCTGTTTTTCTGATCTTGTCTACGTAAATGCGGAATAACAGCTGAGCCCAGTTCATTTGTGTCTGCATAACGCTGACTAAATTCCTGGAATGAGAATGACCGATGACGAAGAATCTGTGGTGAGATTGCACGCGTCGTTTCAATCTCCACGCACATCCCTGCCATCTCAAATGGACTCCAGTGTTTGTGCTTGATCAGATACTGCAACAACCGTGGAGCAGTATCCATGTTGTCTTGGTTCTTGGGTGCAGAAACTCTTGCCATCTTGACAATGAGTTCTTCTGCGTTGGGTGTAACCCAGGTCAAGTTAACATGCATGAGTTACTCCACCTCAAATCCATAGCCTTCAGATTGTAGCCGTTGAAGTTGATCAACAGGACAGATCCTCATCTGTGCATGTTCGGTTGGAGTTTGGAGATGATCCCATCTGATCATCAAAAACTTTTGCTTGGCACCTGATTTATTTGGCTTGAGTTTGATGCCAACAACAGTGCCATAGCGCTGGGACCTGTACTGTTGAACACGCTCTTTGGTTTCATTGCGTACAGCAAAGATGCCATGAGCTTTAGGACGTTCTGCTACGCGATCACCAATCACGTAATCGTATTGACGTTTGGTAGTCATTTGGATTTCCAGAGTTGAAAGTGATTGCAGTCGTACGACTCAGCAGTGTCGTACTCAGGAAAGTCAAAGGCGCAGTAACAACCATCAACGTTGTGCTGGCAATCACTGCATTTGTTAAGTGCTCTGAATTCAGATGGACTCACCCCAGAATGGGGTGGAACCACCCCGGATGTGAGTGGTTGATTTGTCATGAGCTTGTGGAGCTGCTCAACAAGATAGAGGTTGCGCTTGGCTTCTTCAAAGAAATCTGCTGATACTTCATGGGTTGTAACCCTGTAGCTACAGCAGTCGCATTTCTTGCGGCGCCTTGTTGATAGACCAGTCTTCCTGGATTCAATAACCCTGAGTCCAGGTTGATTGCATTGTGGACAGTCAGGAAGGATTGCCTTCTGAAACGCCATTGCTTTCTTGAATGTTCAGTGAATCAAGTAGATCAGTCGTTTGCTCTGGTCCGATCAAACTAAATGCATCAACAATCAATTGAACATTGGGCACCTCTTTGTAATGTGTGTTGAGGAATAGTTCGGCATACTCAAAATCATCAACTGATCTGGTTAATTTCAACATGATGTCTGACGGCATCTCATCAACAATGCGTTGAACAATTGCTGTACGCACTTGATCCCATGCATGATCAGGGATTGCATCAGCAATAAGTTGAGTAATGTCAGTTGTTGATTCAGGTTGAAGTGGTGTGATCATGAAGAAAAGACCCCTGTCAAAGCAGGGGCCAAACATTCCGCATGAATCTTAGGCAGGTTCAGCCTGTGTGTCCAGGACCTGGTCCATTAATCCTGACTCTTTGAGTCGATCCAACATGCCGCACATGATGGTGGCATGGGCATGGGTCTGTTCCATGAACAGCTTTGCCCGCTCTGCCGACATGGTATGGATACGGCCGGAGGGTTCCACATAACGCCAGCTGCCATCAGGCTGGGGATCACCCTGGAGGGCAAGACGTTCTGAGTTGTGTACGTACCGTAGTTCGAGGTTGTGATAGTCCTTAAGACCGTCAGCCGCTGTCCAGGTTGCTCCAAGGTTGTAACGCTGATCGTCATCAGTGTATGCGTGGAACTCAGGAATGAGATGTTTGAATGCAGCAAAGATTTGCATGACTTGAATTGAGTTTGGGTTGGTAGCCGACCCCGGATTCGAACCGGGACTTGAGCGATTTTAAGTCGCTTGCCTCTGCCGTTGGGCTAGTCGGCCTCACTTGGACTTACGCTTACGTCAATTGACGCATGCTGCCAAGTGTGATCTTGAGGCAGGACTTCCATTCCGTAAGTCCAGCTATCGTAGTCATCCTCATTACGAGGATCTTCATCGATCAAGATGTACTGTGGTGAGTTGTCATGAATGTACTCACCAATGTTAGCCATGGCCATGGCGAGTAGTTGATCATCGGTGTAATCGGTCATGGGTAGAAACCAGCCCTAGTATCGAGGCTAAGGCTGGTAAACCGTGCGGGCTCAGGCAGATTGTAGCTGCTTCTCCCGTTGTTGCAAGACCTCACGGAAGGCTTCCGTATAAGCCTCACGTTGGTCTTCAGTGAGCCGCTGGTTAGCGACACCAGCGATTTGTTTGACGGACATCAGGCCCATGTCAACGACCAGCTGGATGGTGAATGTGGGCTTACCATCAATCATGCATAGCACGATGAAGTGCTTACGCTTCTTGATGTCATCGGCATAGTGGGATGCAGAGCCGACGCAGTTACGTACGGCCTGGCCCCACATAGCCAACTGATGTGTGTCAACAGGCTGGAAGAACGACCAGGTCTCACCATTGCGTGTAACCCTGATTGGTTCAGGGAATAGATCTTGACGCAATGATTCGTTTGGATTCTGAATCTTCCAGGACTCAGCTTGCACATAGTCATGGAACTCATTGATGCGCCACCGTTTGGGTGGTGTGAGTTCATTGCCATGGTCAAGGATACGGATTGCCATGGAGAATGTGTCATTTAGTTCATAGAATCCAATACGTGCATAACCAACTTCTGAGTCAGGACGAAGTAAATCTTGTGATTCAAGATACTTACGCAGCATTGTGAACATCGATGCAACTGGCATGTGTTCACGTAACCAACTAACAAATGCATTTGAGCTGGTGCTGATGCTGCTTGTACGTACTTGACTCAGCCTGATGTAACGGAGTTCTTTGTAATAGGTTTGGTAGTAATCAAGTGGGCAGTCAGGCCATATCTTGTTAATCCAGTCAATTGAATCAATGACATGGACAAAGGTTTTAAAGCCTTGAGTAATTGGCTTGCGCTGAGTATTACCTGGGTCACTATATGCAAGTGTGCAGCGATCAAGCTCTGCTTGTAACAGCTTCTTAATTGCTGACTTGGAAATGATGTGACTGATTCTTTCCAATACGCAAAACGTTGATGACGGGAAGTTAGGGTTCTTATTGAATTCAATTGTTGCATTAAGTAAGTTATCAACAGTTAGACCTTGCTTTAGGTCAAAACACTTTGCCATCATCGGAGGAAGGTCGGCTGCATCAAAAATGTTCTTGCAGCGCATACGATCAAACAATCCACGGGAGTCAGACCATGTAGGCATGTCTTCCCGTAGGCTTGCTTCGTATGGACGGATGCAATGCTCAATGATCTCGCGTCCTTTCTGGCAGTAAAGGTTAAAGGCTTGCCACTGGTAGGCACGCCAGCCACTGCCTTCACTTGATTCAATGTCACCCTTGGTGATGTTCATTGAGTAAGTAAAGGTCTGGACGCCACGAGCACCTTCGTGCTCGATGCACTTATCTTTGCTGGTCCAGATGTGGTGTGGTGCAGTCTTGGCAGCAGCCGCTGTGTTCTTGAATGCGTAGGCGTGGCCGTACACATACTGATCAGCTTCCTTCTTTGGAGGAAGCCATGCTGCATACCACACCTGTTCATAGTGATACAGGATGGCAATAACTTTGAGGCGAGCCTGCGGAGTTGCTACGTCCACAGGCGTGGTAAATACTCTGTAACGATCTGGCGCAGACTGCTGATTGATGTGATCAATCGCAGCTTGCTGATCTGATTCACGCACCACGTTATGTGGGATGAGGTGCGGAATGTTACCGAGTGGGTACTTAGCTTTCTTGGTTGATGTGGTCTTAGCCTGCTTAGCCAACACCTTTAGTGTTGGGTCATAAGCCAAGAGTTCGGTTTGCAGGTTGGAGGGAAGTTGGAATTGCATTGATTTGAGTGAGTAAATAGAATGGGCAGTTTAACGTCATGCCCAGGACGGTTGATCAATCTAGGTCGTCATGTTCGACCAGTTCCCATTGAGGATCGAGCTGATCAAGATAGGCACAGAAGCCATCTTCATCAAGAGGGATTGGTTCCTCTGGATCCAACTCAACAGTTGTTGTGCATAGTGCAGGAGCCCATTCTTCAGGGTCGAGATGAGTTGCGTGATAGAGCAAACGCATCTCGTCAACAACTGCTGTAACAGTGACATGGGTATCAGTGAATGAGGTGTGTTCGATTGCAAGGACAGTCATTGTTATTCCTCAATGTAGGAATAGTTTGGTGTGTTGACGCAGCGGTACTTCATCCACAGCTGAGCTGTGTGGTACTCGCCTTCAAATCGTGTTGTGTCCAGCACGTTTGCACTTGCTCGGCGCTTGGCGCAATCAGCAAGATTGATGCGGTCAAACAAGTTGATAGTGTCAATGAATGCAGCCATGGTTTGAATTGAGTTAGTGAACAGGACCTGGGACTTACACCTTGCGGATGCCCAGGATCTTTAGATTAATTTAATGTTTGGAATGCTAACTCCTGTGCCAGGAACACTGAGTGATCCTTTGACACCATTGGGATTTGCATTGAGAGTTAGTTGGAATGGACCAAGCTTGATTGCTTTAGTCACTGATTTGATTCCATGTTCTGTGATGTTCACACCATGAATGGTGCGATCAAAACTAATGAGGGATCGTTTAGTCATCGCAGGTCATCCGGAAGCAATGCTTGGGAATCTTCATCATCCATATTTGTCATTACAAACTTCTCTCCATTGGGGGCAATAAAGCCCCCAATGAATCCCATGCCAAGACGATCGGATGTTTCCTTCATCTTGGCTACGAGTTGCATAGCTTCAAGTCTTTGCATATCCATGGAGTCTGGTATGCGAGGAGTGTTGTCAGTCATTGAGATGAGTTGAGTAGGTGTGTGAAGTCTATCAGGGTTGTCAAGGAATGGATGGGGAGTAACACATAAGTTTATCTAATAGAATTAAATGAACTCCTGGTACTCCCCTCCGGGGGTCTGGGGGATCAGCTGTGCATAGCTTGATGTTCTTTCCATGCAGCAGTATGCATCTCAGCCATCGTGATAGGCGGTTCGCCTACCTCGTCTGGTGCGTAGTCAACATCAAGTTCATTCTCAATCATGGGAATGATCTCGTCATCGAGCAGTGCAAGCATGCTCGGAGTGAGATGCTGATCCATTTCGTGACGCTTTGCTTCACGTTCGCTGATTGCTTTGAGCAGAGTCAAAGCTTCTTGAACGTAAACGTATTCGTTCTTGTAAGTCATGGTTTGGTTTGAAGTGAGTGAATGCCTGGGACTTACACACCAAGTTGGCGTTGGTGATGCCCAGGTTATTGTCATCGTACTGGTTTAGGTAACGTCATGATCCAGCCTGTGTAGTTATCACTGCTGCGATCAACATGAACTAAACCATACATCTCAAGCTTGACCAATGCCTGAAGGTATTGATCAATCCTTGACATGGTTGTAGGACACCTCGGTACAAAGCATGGTGCATTCCCATGCTTCTTCTTGTGATTCAAGAAGTAAGTGTAGAGGTTCCGTTGATTGATGCTGAGTGCGGGCAGTGCTGTGGCTGACATGACTTAGCAATAGTACGGACGTGACTCAGGATACACACGAGCTAGTTTGTTGGAGAATCCAAGCTCGTAGTTCGAGCTAGTTGTTGTATCTCCAAGAGAGGGCTGACCTTCGATTTCGTACTCTTCGAAGTACTCGATGTAGGTTTGGATCGCCTGCTTCTTGGAGAAGATGCAGTGGCTACGGACTGGGTATCCTGCCTGGTACCACCATCCACCTTCCTCTGGACCGCCGTAGTTGAGCGTCGTTTCGTGGATGGTGATGACCGTTGGATCTTCGTGTTCGAAGTACTTGTGAGTTTTGTAGGCTCCGATTGCGTATCGGGCTTTGTA